GGCTGGGGCGACGGCTCCGGCTCCGGTAACGGGAAAGGAGTTTTGGAATGAACAAACGTTTAAAAACAAACGCAACAACACAGAAGGACAACAAAATGAAGAAAGCAACGAAGAAAGCAACGAAGAAAGCAACGAAGAAAGCAACGAAGAAGTCCCTGATCAACATCATCGGGAAGAAAGTTATTGTCCGGGCAAACGTGGCCGGCGTGCACGCGGGAATCGTGGAAGCCTACGACGGGCAGAACACCATCCAGCTCAAAGACGCAGCGCGTCTCTGGCGCATATTTACCCGAGATCCATCGGGCAGCATATCTGACGTGGCAGCCAACGGCCTCAAGGAAGGCGAGCAGCACATCGGCGCAATCCTGCCCGGAGTCGTGATCAACAACCCGCAGGGGCTGGAGATCGCCTTCATGACAGACGCCGCTTATGACAGCGTAATTGCCCGCGCTCACAGGGTCTAAACTCATGAAAAACCTAATTCCAGCATATCGAGACGGGTTGCTGCTCTACACCCGCGGAGAAGTCTTTCTCGCGGGTGATGCAGTAATCGAAGTGCTCTATAACAAAGCCGGAAAAACCAAGACGTTCTTCGCAGAACTTCTTGGAACCCCCGCCTGCGGTCACGGAAGCACTGTTGAGGAAGCCGTCGAAGCCGCGCGCGAAAAGCGCGGCGAGACGGAACCAATCACCGAAAATGAGAAAAAGAAATACCGCAAAGCCAACTATCGTTTCACCGTCCGCCTGTTTCGCAAGCTAACCCGAGCATGCAAAACCGGATGTGATGCATGGCTGGCTGAACGGGGCTTGAAGCCCGACGTCACGATGACTCTGAAAGAGTTTCGTGAAGCTGGAGGCGGCGTGTGGGCTGACAGAGTAGAGGAAGCTATTTCCTGAAAACCAGCGGGGTGAAAGGCCCCGCACCAATTTCAAAGCACCTAAACTTCCAAGAAACCAGGGGAGAATAAAAAGGAAAACAATGATGAAGCAAGTAATTATCAGCGTATCAGGTGGAGTGGCCGAAATCGCTTACGCCAGCGCCGGGGTTGAAGTAGCAATCGTAGACTTCGACGACGCCGAGGCTGAGGGAAAGAGCGGAGAACACAAATTACGCTACCGGGTGGCGCGGGCAAAGCGCAATGAAAAAACACCCAACATGAAATCTGCGCCAACAGTCGCCGAGTTGATTGACCACATTCAAGGGATGCGGTGCTACTACACCGGTCCGCTGCATCAACCGTCCCCGCGATGCGTTTGCCGGGGCTGCATTGACGAAAAACTGTCCGCGTGGCGCAAGGCGCAGAACGCTGGGGGTGAGTTTCCGGCTCAAAAACAGAAAGGTGAATCATGAAAAAGAACGCTAACAAACCGACGACAAAAAGCAAAGCACCGGCCCTCGCCGGTAAACTCCAGCGCATGGTTCGATTCTTCCATTTCAGGATTCACATTCATTCGGTATGGGGGGTCGGAATTGCGATGGGGCCAGCCGGAATGAGCGCGGTCAGCGAGGACTGGAAGTATTTGGCAAATATCATCGAGTGGAAAGTATTTCTAGGCCCGATCCTGTTGCGCGGCGTATTCCCGTACCGGATTCGGCCATATAAAAAGCCAACATATTGCCAGCAATCGAACGCCGAGCATCACCCTCGGCCTGAAGCGAAGCGAAAGGACGTAGCATGAATGCTCTTGTTCGCAAGCGGTATCCCAGCGACGCCGTGTTTGCTCGTCTGATGAAGGCGATGCGACAAAATGAATTGCGGATACTGGCGTGTCCGGTCGGAGTAACCAACGACAGGTGGTTTGCGGCCACGTCAAGACGCAGGCAACTTGAACAAATGCTACACGACCTAACGATAGAAGAACACTATGCGAACGTCCGGCCTGACGCGCCGGGCGAGGAAGGATCGCCATGACAAAACGCGCAATACGCGGTCGCGTCGAGGCCGTTGTTCTGCCTTGCCCCTTCTGCGGGGCAACCGGCGAGGCGGTAGAGCACAAACCCTACGACTCCGGGGTACTGTGCAACGGGTGCGGAGTCTGGATGCCGTCCCGCGCCAGCACGGAGTCCGGTCGTTCGCACGGAGCGTTGGAGATGTGGAACCACAGGCAGAACGCCAGCGGTGAGTCTCCCGCCGCCGAGCAGAAAGGATCAGATGAGCAATAACGCAAAACGAGGCAAGGGTAGAACTCAACCGAATGGTTCGGTCGGGTTAAGATTAACTGTTACCCCGCACAGCGACGGAAAGATTGTGCAGGAGCTTTCGGCTATTGGGCAGAGCGAGCGCGAAATATCTCGCTGGGTTATGGACACAAGCGAGAAAGGTATTCGAGAGGCATTGATTGCGCTTGGCTGGACTCCACCGAACAGCGCAATAGACGTAAAAAGTCCGCCTATCACGCGAACAACGGAAAAGGAGTGAAATGAGCGAAACTAAAACACCGAGAACGGATAAACAGGTGTTCCCGAAGGGGGCATACGGACAATCAGCCGTTTCTGCCGACTTCGCCCGCCAACTTGAGCGCGAGCTTGCGCTGGCCGTAAATGCGCTGAAAAACATTATTGACCACGGAGCAGATGGAATTGATTGCAGGGATATGGCGAAAGCCGCCCTTGCCGAGATTGAAGAATGAAGAGGAAGAATATGAAAACACTGGCAACACTAAAAGCGGCAATCATTAAATGCGGGCAGCCAGACATTGAGATTGACGAAACGCGCCCGCATGAATGTTGCAATCAAGGCATAATCACAATCACCATTGACCAGTCATTGAGATTGCAGTTCCGTGCCAGCAACGGAACGTCATGCTGTGCGCCTTACTACTTCGATGACCCGAACGGAAGAAGCGAGGCCATAGCGCAGTTGATTGAAGACTTGCAATACGGATTTGAACCGATGTCAGAGGACACGGCATACGCCTGCGGTGTTGACCTATGAACGAGGTCAAAGCATACCTGTCAGAGATCGGGCGCAAAGGCGGCAAGGCTGGGCGTGGCAAGTCAAAGGCCCGTACCCATGAGCAGGCCGTAGCCGCTGGCAGGATGGGCGGCAAGGCGACTGCCGCGAAACGCCGCGCTAGGTTGAACGCTCCCCATCACCCTTCGGGGTGTAGCGGAGCGGAACCACGATAGCGGTGCATGGGATTGTTGGAAATCTGAATCAGGAGAAACGCTATGACAGTTGAACAAGTGTTGAGACGGATCGAACGCGAGTGTCGGGAAGACATGGACGCTCTGAAAGGCTATGCGCCTCGCTGGCGGGGCGACAAAGGTCCGGTCATGGAGGGAGCAAGGTCCGAAGCGCGCGGCCGTGTGGATAAGTGCAAGGAAATCCGATTGCTGTGCCGCAAGCTGCGCCGTGAGCATCGTATTTCCAACGCCGATTTTGAGCGGACGGCGCGGAGCGACGGTACGCTCCAAGATTTTGTTGGCGGGGACCTCCCCGCAGAAAGGGGGTGATGCACTGTGGGACAAACGGTTATCACGACGATATGCCTATTTTCGGTCCTCAGTGGTCACGGCAGGGGGAACGGCGTTGCGCATCCTGCAAGTTCAAACACGCATACCGCCAACGCTCGCGTCTCCGGCGCGGAGCGTCCGGAGAACGCACATGTTGGAAACTGAATTATGGAAACGCACAGGATGACAATAACTCATGCAGAGGTCTACCCGACGTGCCCCTGCATGTTTGCGCCCCCGGTCAGAACGGGCTACCCGGATGAGACGCTTGATCCTGTCGTTTCCAACGCCAACGGTCAGCCCCGGCTAGACGAAACAACCAAGGAGGATAGACCATGAAGAATACCGTCAACACAACCAACGCGCGGGCCAGCCGTAGTGCTGCACCGCCTTGTTCGGCTTCCTGCGAGAAGTGCGGAGGGGCCGACATCTACCGCCGCCACCACCGTCAAGGCGACGAGTGGGACAAGACGATGGGCGACTACCGCCGATGGGAAACGGCACACGTCGTCTATGACACGTACAACTGCAAGGCGCGACGCGAGTGCCTGACGCACCACTGCCGAACCTGCGGCTACGAGTGGACGACGGATATTCATAAGCCGAACGCCCCGCGTCAGGGGGCGGAGCGAAGCGACGTACCCTGAACGTGGTTGTTCGGGGTCTGATTCAACAACGAAAGGAGTTAAAAGTGAATGAAAAAACATTCGGAGTGGCATTAACCAAATGCTATTTCTGCGGAGAAGACGACAGAATACTTCTGAATAAAGTGTTTTCCGAAAGAATTGCAAACAAAGTGAAAGCGGCTCACGGAAAAGTGGTTGACATGGAGCCGTGCCAAAAATGCCAGGAGTACATGAAACAAGGAATTATCGTCATCGTTGTGGATGATGAGAAATCCGAGCCGGGATGGAACAAGTCATCGCTCCCGAACCCTCACCGCACGGGACATTTCACTGTGCTTACGGACGAAGCGGTTACCCGATTTTTCGGGAGCAGCGCAGATTGGGCTATCCGACGTCGTTTTATGTTCTTGGACATCAAGGCGGCCGAGAAAATGGGATTGATTAAAGCCATCGAAGAGATGGCGAAAAAAGAAACCAAAGAAACGGGAGAAATCGAAGATGAAGAAATATCAGATTAAAGCAATGGCGAAAGAAGCGGCTCGGCGGGCAATCGAAATAAGACAGCAGGATCTAGCTGATCAATTGCGAAGCCCCGCGATCAGTAAGATTATGACTGAAATATTTGACATCGAGGAGCAACTCGCCAACAATGAAGTATGGATGCAAAGCCAGCGCAAGAAAATCGAAAAACTTCAGAACAAGGTAACCAAGAAACTCGCGAAAAAGGTTCCCGATAACGCGGTCCCCGCGAATGAATTGGAAGAACAGATCTTCAACCAGCTGGTAATCGACAGCATTTTCTTCGACGGGCATGACCCGGAAACCATCATTGAAGACGCGGCCCTCAGCGTCGCCTTCGGAGAGTAACTTCTCCCTAAAATCTCGAGGCCGGTTGAGAGTCCGGCCCCAATTTTCATAGTGTTCGAAACAAAATAATAACCAAAACGAGGAGAAACAAATGGCAATAATTAAACAAGCCGTGAGCCGGGTGGAGCAGAGTAAAAATCTGCACCAACAAAAGTTCACCATCGCACCGGAAGCGAGCGACCACATCATTTCGCTCTTGGCGTACGCATACACCAGACCAGTTTGGTCAAGTATTCGCGAAATGGTACAAAATGCATTAGATGCAAATCTGAAAGGCAAAGTTCGTATAGAAACACCGACAAAATCCAACCCCGTGTTAACGGTGCGGGACACTGGCGCCGGCATGGACGTGGAAGGATTTAATACCTTTATAGGACGCATCGGAGCCAGTGACAAGAGAGGCGATGAGACAAAGGCCGGAGCTCTCGGAATCGGCAGCGTAGCCCCGATGAGTATAGCGGACAGTATGACCATGACGTCATTCCAAAACGGTAAAAAGGTCAGTTTGCATATCTATAAACAGGACGACGGAACTCTTGCGTATAGCGTCAGTGACGTCACCTCCTGCCCAGGAGAAGAAGACGGTATGCTGGTCAGCGTACCCGTACCGGAAGATATGTGGCCGCAGATACACGAAGCGCTCGAAGTGTTCCGCTTCAGTAAGGTAGTGGCCGAGCGACTGGTTGTAAATGGATGCGACGTCGTCCCATTCACCATATCAGTTGAGAAAAAGACCAGGGTGGGTGAGCACGAGGTTGTTTTCAAGCTCATAGATGGAGTGACAGAAGTTCTTCCGGGTGCATTGGTCTTGTTAAACGGGCTTCCAATGTCAGCAAGTTTCGAGCGTTTTCCAGAACTGCAAATATTCTCCGAATTTCTTGAGTCGCATGAGGCGGCGGGAAACAAGCGGTATTATTACGGCAAGAACACCACGATGGTGATCGATGTGCCGGCCGCTGCGGGGCTGGCATTTCCTCCGAGTCGCGAAGTTGTGGCTGTAACGAAACTGAATGCCGCCTTTCTGAATAATGCGTGCAGAAAGTATTTCGCCGAGGGTATCCGGGAACTGGAGGAAAAAGGCCTTCAGCTTGGCAGTGAGTCAGCGGTGCTGGCTTACTGGCGTTCTTCTGCTACGCAGCGAAATAAGAAAATGGCCGATTGTAAAGAGTTGGTAATGAGAGAGCTGAACAAAATGAGCAAGCACTTGAAAGTTCAGCTGTCTTTTTCTTATTACGGTGGAAAAGATACTCCGCTGGCGGTGATCGAACCGAAGATACCCGAAGAATGCTGCGCTTCAGTCGTGTCAGTTGAGCAGGTGCACCGTCGCAGATCAAGCGGCCATTATTATCGTATGTCCACTTGTGGCTTGGCCCCCATCGATCCTTACAAGCCTGAACTTGGAGTAAAGTTCCCGTTCCCAGTCAACAGCGAGATGACTTTAGTTGTTTGGAGCATGGAACCAGAAGAAAACGGGACGGTCAATTGGAGCGGTAAACTTGCTCGCGACATTCGGTTTAAGCAGGCGATGCTGGAGTTGACTACGGAGTATAAAAAAGATTCGTACAACAATTTCAGAATTCTTCGCATCAACGCCCTGGTTCTCGCAGCTCCGCTGCCGGATGACCACCCGTTGAAGAATGCTCCGAATGTAAAAGCGGTGGACTTCGAAGAATACTGTAAGGACTTTGAGCCTTCGGACTGGAATCCTTATAAACTGAACGAGCAGGACGAAGAAGAAAATGCTCGGTGGAGCGGCGGGCCGAAGCAGCGGCATACGCGTAAATTTGTTACTTCTGATGGGTCAAAAGATAGATACGGACTCCCAGCAGGAGTGCCATTTGCTTATCTTGAAGTATGCAGAGACAAGTATACCAGCAACAATTCTTTTGGGTTACCGGCTGCAGCCGGCGGGGGTTGGTGTAAAAGCCCGTCCGACTTCATACATTGGCTGCAGTTTTTCGAAAGATCTGGTATTTCCGAGGGCATTGAAACCGTAGAACTTCGCCCCGCCGAGGCCAAGAATATCAAGCGAGAGCACGTGCTCCTGAAGGATATGCTGGCTGCAGCGGCGGAAGATTTCTATGAGACAATGACTGTTGAGGAAAAACACTGGCTTCCGTTCTGCTTTTACCGGGTATTGTTTGAAGTTAAGACGCCCGCGCTGTTTGAGTATTTCAATAAGATGTCCGAAAACGTGCGGAAAAGCAGTTCAAGGTTGAACAAGTTCCTGACGATAGTCGACGCCCCGCCCACAGACCGAATGTATGCCGTGTATAAGCATTTGAAGCAGAACGCGGAACAAAATACAAACCTGTGGGTACAGTTTGAGCCGGTGTTAGACGCTGACTTAACCGGGAGAGTGCGCCGAGGTAGACTATCGAGAACAAACGTTGAAGAAGTGTTTGGCTTCAAAATAAAATATCTGCAAGTCCCATTAGAGTGGTTTACGCGTTGGCTTAAAGAAGACACACAACTGGTGAAACTTACGAAATTATTTTGGACGGTTGTTTCCGAGAAGCAGAAGCGCTTGGCAATTAGTGCAAATAACGGAATGACCTACAATATAATAGAGGCCGGAAACGAGGACGCGTTCAGCTCGAGTAGGTTCGCGGAGATGGCGGACGATATAATATCCTAGCCTGTTGGGGAGGGAGCGCTGGTCGGGTAGAAAAAAACTACCCGACCGGCACATTTTATAGTTGACATTTTAGTGAAAGAGTGAGAGCATACAAACAACAATAAGAAAGGAGTATGCAGATGAGTAAAAATAAGTATTCGACGCTAACAACACCGAACGTGGTGTCCGCCGTATTTAACGACGGCACCACAAAGGCTGTGTTCGCAAGTTCTCCGCGCTACGGCAAGGTTCTGGAGGCCATTAAATCTGGAGCTGACGAAGAGGAGCTGAAGAACCTCATGGACGGCAGGAAGTTCATCCGCGCTTGGAGCTGCGGGGAATTTCTGATTGACAACAACCGGGTATACTGGGTGAAAAAGCCCACGTACCAGATTCCCCAGCCATTAGTGGACCGGCTGATGGAATACGCGGACAACGATTTCCCCGCGGAAGCCTTCACAAAGTTCCTGTCGCGCCTGCTTGAGAATCCCAGCAAGCGCTCGGTGGAAACTTTCTACGGGTTCATCGAACAGCAGGGTCTGGTAATCGACGACGAGGGCTATGTGATCGGTTACAAGGGTGTGAGTAATGACCTGAAAGATTGTTACACCGGCACCTTCGACAACTCGCCGGGATCATACCACGAGATGCCGAGAAACCACGTGAACGACGACCCCAACATGGCCTGTTCTGAAGGCTTCCATTTCGGAGGCCACGAATATGCGAGCACCTTCGGTTCTCGTATGGTCCTGGTGAAAGTGGACCCGAAAGATCTGGTCTGCGTCCCTCACGATTGCAGTCAGGGCAAGGTTCGCGTCTGTCGTTACTGGGTGCTTAAGGAAGTGCCCAACGAGCGCCAGATGAAGGCCTACTACGGAGCCGGTCTGCAGGGCGATGATCCCGAGGAAGAGTTCGAACTCTCGAGCGACGGGCCAGAATGCCCGGCGTGCGGCACGATCTTCGAACTGGGCGACGCGTATTGTCGCGGCTGCGGATTGAAGCTGCCGGAGCCGGAGGAGGAAGAGACTTTCGATAGCTGTCCGAACTGTGGACGTGAGCGGGACGAAAGCTGTCCCGGGTCGGAAGAGTACGCGCAATTCTGCGCCGGATGCGGATACGAATTCAACGACTAAGCAACCAAGCACCCAAGTGACCGTGTAACAACGGTCACTTGGGTGCGAGGAGATCGAATATGTTGAGAGAATTTCTGGTAGAACATCTTAGAGAACATCTGACACAGGTCACGGAGACACTGAACTCTGTGAGGAATACCAGAATATGGACAAAAGAGGCTGTAGAAGACAGGGTGTTTGTCGACACTCCAAGCTTCCAATTGATGTGGGACATAACCTACCCGGGGGCCCACATTCCGTGCGCAGAAATAACGAGAGAAAGACTTATTCGTGATCTGCCGGAACTACCGGAAGAATTTTATTTGTTAAAAGAACTCGAGAACTCAGAAGAGCACAAGAACACCAAGGAGCAAGATGAATCTGTACAGCTATCAAGAGCGGCCGATGGATCCGCTGCTGAAAATATTAAACGATCCGGATAAACGCCTCTGCATAGTAAACGCCAGCACAGGTTATGGCAAGACAGTGATGTCGTTGGAGCTTATAAAACGTGCCGGTAAACAGTGCGCAATTATATGCCCAAAGATAACTCTCGGACAATGGAAAGACACCGCAGTAAAGCTGGGTATTACCCCGCGCTTTATAATCAATCCAGAGAAGCTTCGTACGGGTGGACAGGCGCACCTGCTGGAGAAACGAAGTCAAATGAACTGGGTGTGGCACGGGCTTGAGGACGACGATGTGGTCGTGCTTGATGAGGCGCACCGCTTCGGAGGTTTTGATTCGCAGCTGGCATACATGGCCGCGAATCTATCGAACAAGAATGTGACCGCGCTGTGTCTTACTGCAACGCTAGCCGACAGCCCGCTGAAAGTACGCTTCCTGCTGCATCAATCTAAATTGTTGCCCTGGAACAGCTTCTTCTCATGGGCAAAGTCTGTTGGCTGCTATCGTGATGAGAATATAAACGGACATCCGTGGAGGCCTCCGCGCGGTCGACTCGGCACGAAAGCAATGGAAGACTTGAACGCGATGTTCTTCCCCGAATTTGGTGTGCGGTTGAGAAGCGAGGACATCCCGGAATTTCCCGAGGTCCTGAATATCGTGGACTTGGTGACACCGAGTGAGAAAGCCCGTAAAGAGATTGAGGCAGCTTATTCGATGATGCGTGACGAGTTGAAAAATCCGGACGCAGCAAAGTCGGAGCTTGTCCGGCTGCTCCGGTGGCGACAGCGCATAGAAATGGAAAAGCTGCAGGTGTTTAAAGAACTCGTGGAAGATGGACTGGCAGAAGGCTACTCTGTTGTGGCTTCATTTAACTTCACGGACTCGCTGTTCACGTTCAAGAATATGATGAAGCAACACAATCCCGCGATGATCTATGGATCTGACCGGGATGGACGACAGCAGAAAGACACCGAACGGGAAGCCGAGAAAGCGAAGTTCCAGACCAACAAGACCAGGCTGCTGCTACTTACAATTCAGGCCGGCGGAGTCGGATTAAGCCTCGGTGACGAGTTGGGAGGACATCCCCGGCTGGCATACCACAACCTGCCGCTCGACACCGTGAGTCTGGTGCAACTGCTTGGCCGAATCCATCGGGCAGACAGTAAGACCAAGAGCGTGAATCGAATAGTATTGATTGACGGAGTGGCCGTGGAGAAACAGGTGTTCAAGATTCTCAACCGCAAGATTGGAAATCTGAGCGCCTTGCAGAATGATGAGTTTGATTTGGTGAAACTACTAACAGAAAAAGAAAAGGAGTAACAATGGGAACAAAACTATCACCCAGCAACCTTGATTACTTCAAGCAGTGTCCCTGCTTCAAGTTCAAGGAATTCAAGCGTGAGGGATCCGCCGCCGAAGAGGGCACCCTGATGCACAAAGCGTTTGAGGAAGGCGACGACAGCGAGCTCAACTCAGAGCAACAGCGTCGCGTGCAGCAGACGCGCGACCTCGTGGAAGCACAGAAGACCGCTTATCTCGGGTGGGACGACAATGATCCAGTGAACTTCCGGATGCATCACGAAGAGAAAATGAAGACGAGCACGGGTCTGTCTGGAAAGATGGACCGGTGCTATGTGAATCTGAAATCGCGAAAAGCGCTCGTCTTTGATTCCAAGTACGGCCGCCGCGGCCTGATTGCGGAGTCAGAGGACAGTCTGCAAATGAAGAACTATGCTGACATCGTGTTCTTCCGGTATCCAAATCTTGTGGACGAGGTGCGTTGCGTTCTGGGCTCGCCTAGAACGGACGAGATCTCGACGCATGATTTCAATGTGTCCGAGTGGCCAAAGATACAGGAAGAAGTCCGGGCCGTAATAGCTTCAGTGGAAGATCCGTTCAAGCAGCCGCGGTTCAACGACGCCATATGTGCCAAGTGCAACCACATAGACCGCTGCCCACTGACGAAGAAGGACGCAATAGTTCCGATGACGACGGCCGCATTGACAGTCCCGACGGACGTGCTGCTGAAGCCGGTGTCTGAACTTACCGTCGACGAGCTGGCAAAGAATCGCGCGATAATCGATTTGCTGAACGCCTGGGCGGAGAAGCGTAAGCCTGAAATCGATAACCGGGTATTCAGTGAGGCCATCGATCTTCCTGGCTATACAAAAGTCAAGAAGGAGGGGGCCCCGTATATACCCGCCGAACAGACCGAGCGGGCTTATGAACTGTTGAAGGGCGAATTTACACCCGAGCAGTTCATCCGCGCCTGCGGTAAGCCGAGTATTGGAAAGCTGGTTGAACAGCTGACAGACGGAGCTTCCGGGTCTACTGTGGCCGAGCGTAAACGGCATGCGAAAGAACACCTGTTTGAGCTGATCGAAGAAGTCGTTCAGCAGCAGCGATCTTCCGAGTACCTACGCCGGAAAGCGAAGCTCGACCTGAAGCTGATCGGGGGCTAACATGATAGGAGAAGAAATACTGGTCATCGTACGCGGTGGAGTCGTCCAGCATATAAGCAAGATAAACACGGAAGTACCCGTTTTTGTAATAGACTACGACGACCTCCACGACATGCTAGGCCATCCCGAGCATACGGAGTTGATACATGAGCACGTATGCAGGCTCTTGTTGCACAAGAAAGAAGACGCCGCGAAAGAACTGCTGAAAACGCACATGGAGTTGATGAAAGAAAGGAAAAGTGCGGGCGCTTGATCGCTGACCCAGGCTATGCTATATTAAATATAGCTGGTTAGCGCCAGAGAAAAGAGGCAGTATGGAAAACGAAAAGATTCAAGAAATAGATCCGCCGTCAGAGGTAGTCAACGTCCCCAAAGACGATACTGTCTCACCTGCGCTAACTGACGGCGAGTCTGTCGTCCGCACTTGTCCAAAATGTGGAGTAACTAAAACGACTTTCGACTTTTGGAAAAATTGTCGCGTGTGCAAGAGTTGTAGCAGCGCCGAACACAAAGCATGGAGAAAGGTATACAAGATAGAAAGAGAAAAAAGAAATGTCAACAGCAAGAAAACAACCAAGAAACGATAACCCCATTACCATAGGAAACTCGAAACTCGGAAACAATATCGCGATTCTATCCATAACCCCAGCCGCACTATGCGTATCGCGGCTACTCGGACTGTGCCAGGTACACGAAAAAGACTGCTATGCACGTAAATTTGAAAAGCGGTTCCCAAATACGGTGATCTCGCTAGAGTTGAAGCAAATGGCCTATTGGGACATGAAGTCCGCATTTGATATCGCGCTGGATATCGCCGCCCTAAATGCGTCAAAAAGGACCAAGATTACCGCATTCAGGATCGGGGTGTCCGGAGACTTTCGCCACCAACCAGACCTAGACAAGGCGGAAAATCTGGCCGCACATTTGAAAGAGCAAGGCATAGTCACTTACGTATATACTGCGAGGAGCGACTTGGATTTTTCTGAAATACAGCACCTAGTCGTGAACGGCTCCGGCTTTATGGCACACAATCGGTTCCAAGTGGCCTATTCGCTCGAAAAGAATCCCGACGGCGGCTGGTTAGCAACAGATAAGAACGGAAACAAAGTATCGTGCAACGCAGTATGTGCAGGCGATTGCCGCAAGTGCAGCCTGTGCCAACAAAAAGGGGGTGCCGTTATAGCAGTAAAGAAACATTAGAACTCCAAGAACTCCAGGAACTCCAAGAACTCCAAGAACTCCGAGAACTCCAAGAACATAGACTGAAACTTATTAATAACATAGCCAATAGAGGAGCAATACTTATGGCGGAATTGAAAGCAAACGACGCGGGATTCGATCCCGAAGAGATGAATGACGAACAGGATATCGTAGTACATACGGGATCCACGGCGCTGGCGAAACCCGGAGAAGTCCGGTTCACCGGCCGCCTGAAGAAACCGTATCTTCGTATCGCGCACGGTGTGGGCGGTCTGGCGCAAGCCGGATTCACTCCCGGACAGCTGGTACTGAGTGAAAGCAACGCGCTTGATAAAGGCGTGATTGTGTATTCACCGCCGAGCATCCAAAAGAAGGACGCAAAGCCGGAGCCGGCGATTATTACTATCGCCACGGCAGTGGACTTCTGGAAGGAAGTGACCAAGTTCGGAGAGGGCAACCTCCCGCGCACCTGGGCGACAGAGGAAGACGCTCTCGCGGACGGGATGACGACGAAGTACCCGCCCTGGGGCAGCGGACTACCTATGCCCAACGCGCGGCCCGCCCTCCAACTCGACATACTCATTCGTGAGCCTGAAGATGTTGAAGACCGCGGGACTTTCCTGTTCGAAATCGGAGACGCTTTCTGGGCGCCGGCCCGTTTCATATGCGACAAGGGGATGTATACAGAGGTGATTACACCGCTGACAAAAGCCTCTTACACGCACGGAGCGACCGGCATCTTCTCGGCGACCTTCGAGTTGTCGACGAGGAACAAGCTCATAAAGAGCACCGGAAACTATACCTGGGTTCCTGTCCTGAAGCTGGCGTCCACAAAGACGCCGGAGCAGGTAGAGGAGCTTAAGCAGGTTCTCGGCAGCATGTAAGTGGTATACCCGTAAGGGGTGACTTGAGGGGGCGGCCCCTTAAGTCACCCCGATCGGGAACATTTTGAGTGAATAAAGGCAAACAAAGCTCGGCGTTCCCGAGCGGTAACGAGGACAACAATGAAACAAACTAATGTAGTAAACGGCGCGATCATGCGCAAAGCGGCGATGTTGCACAAAGCAACCGAGAGATGTATTACCGGGGTGATTATGACTCCGGACGGCGATTGTGTTTTTGTACAGGGCCTCGGAGAGGCGAAGATGCACGACAAGTATCAGCATTTTGACAAATGCCCGGTTTGTGGCAAGGAGAACAAATGAGCAGGATAAATGACGGCGGGGCCGCATTCCCCAGGCCACATAGCGAAGACAAGTTCAACGACGAAGTCGTGCATTCACAGCCCGGCATGACACTGCGTGACTGGTTCGCGGGTCGGGCGCTATGCGGGATGACCGGGGATGAAAATATGAGCACCGCCGATGCGGCCCGTTTGGCATACGAATACGCCGATGATATGCTTGAACGACGAGAGCGATAATGAACAAGCCCCTAAGCAACAAAGTCACCAAGTCACCCGACGCCAGAAAAAAACGGGTTGAGGCGAAGCAGCGTGACGAGAAACGACTGAAGAAACAGGAACGGCTCTGGATAAAGTCAGAGCGGGAGGACAAGAATACGTCTCGATTATGGATTATGAAAGACGACGAGTATTTGTTCTGAAAGGAGAACCTATGAGAGATGCAGACAGAGAAGGAAAGTTGCAGATCGCTATGGCCATCGAGCAACTTCGGCGTATTGGTTTCAAGGGAATCAAGCGTCTGGAAGTGCGGCAAGACGGCTGGTTTTCACGCAACAAATGGAAGAGCAAGAAACAGCAGGAAGAGTTCCGTGAGTGGGCGATCGGGCAGATTCGCACACTACCCCGCTTTAAATCAAAGCGAGCAGCGGAAGAAGCGTTCGCGTGGTTCGACCTCGCTTACGGACTGCACCCGGCGGATGAGGAGACAAGAGATGAAAATCACCTGTCTATCTGATACACACGGCAGACACGAGGAGGTCTTGGTGCCAGAAGACACTGATCTTCTCCTGTTTGCTGGTGACGCGGGAACCTGGGGTACCGAAAAGGAAATGTATGCATTCAACAATTGGCTGGGAAAGCAACCCGGTCACAAAATAGTTATCGCCGGCAACCACGACCGTTGTTTTGAGGGCCTGCGTGGAGAAAGCCTGTTCACAAATGCTACATATTTGCAGGACACATTCACGGGGTTCGACGGACTGAAAATCTACGGAAGTCCGTGGCAGCCCGAGTTCTGCAACTGGGCGTTCAACTTGCCCAGAGACGGAGAAGAACTTAAGCGCAAGTGGGATAATATTCCGAACGACGTCGATGTGCTGATCACCCACGGGCCGCCACAAGGTACTTTAGACCAGTTTGAATGCAGAGAGTACGTCGGAGATAGGCTCTTGCGCAACCGGATTGCAGCTCTTCCGAATCTGAAGCTGCACGTGTTCGGGCATATCCACAGCGCGTACGGCCATGTGTATCGAAACGGGGTGCATAGCGTGAATGCGTGCATCTGTAACGAGGCGTACTATCCGGCCAATCAACCAATAACGTTAGAACTATAGGAGAAAAATGAATCTGTTCTTTACAGCAGATTGTCACTGGGGCCACGGCAATATCATCCGGTATTGCAACCGGCCCTTTCGTGATGAAGACAAAATCTCCCAGCAGATGAGCTACAACAAGACTTCCCAAAATCTGCCACTCTATAAATGAAAGAATATTCATAAATCTATTACAGGCTGATTAGCCTGTATTTTAAAATTACAGGCTATTTAACCTGTTTGCCTTCTTGGCCTAGATAATCAGGCACATCAAGTGCAAACGACTAGGAATCCAGCCCGTAGCTGCGAGGTGGTGCCTTTGGGACTTAAAACAAGGACACCCCGGAAGCTCGAGATACTGGTCATATTGTTTGGAAGGAGAAAAACCGGGGCTGGTATTGCCTCGTCAATTGGAATTGTTTACTTGGAAGGAGATGAATGCAGCATGATTTACTACAGATGCAGCGATAGAATGTGCGGAGCCCGCGATTGCCCGACATGTAACCCGGGAAACTTCGTTGGCGGAGTTTATTTCGAAGATCTGCCGTGCGAAGAGTGCGGAGAAAAAATCGGAGACGAGGGGACGTGGGGCCCCGGGGAGAGGACACTATGCAACAGCTGCATTAGCTCGCAAGATGAGCCGACCTGTATCGGGTGCGGTGGAGCCGGAGAACATGAGGGCGACGACGGCTGGTTGTGCGACGACTGTTTAAATAAACGTCTTCAAGTGGAGGCGGTACAAATGGGAGACTATCATGAATGACATTGGAGAAATGATTGGGTTCTTCGCCAACGCGGGAGTCAAAGCGGCGCTGATCGATGAGAGCGGAATATCCGAAGTGGTACCGAGCGGCTATCATTATCGCAAGGTCAAGCACAATTTTGAGTTGTGCCACGGGGGAGAAACCCTCGCCACGATCATTGATCGGACAGAAGAGCTCGACCTAGAAGAAGAGTTGAAGTTCCTATGTTACGCCGGCAACATGGAGTTGTGGAGACAAGGAGGATGCAGTGGGCCGGATAAACAGGGCTGAGTGCCGCCGGGAACTGCTGGAACGGGCTGACATGAAGTGGCCCGGTAAGTTCACGCGCGTCGAGGCGGGCGTCCTCGACGCGCTTGACACCCACGTAGGCGAGTGGATACAGTCTTTCGTTCGGGCTCACCCGACGCTTGGTAAGACGCTATCGACAGGTGAAAGGAGGTGCACGCATGAAGAAGGCAACGAAGAAGCCGGCTAAGAAAGCCGCGAAGAAGGCAGCGAAAAAGTGCTGAATGAAAGGGAGAGACACGAGTTCGAAAGAACTTGCGTCTCTCTTTTTTTTTCTCTCTTCGCGTAAACAATGAGGGAGCCATTATTTTTTTTATTTTGTTGTTGACTTATGAGCGAGCCGTGATAGCATCTGAACCAGAAGATCGAGTTGGGTCGACTGAGTCGGCCGGTTAAGCAAACAGAAGGAGAAATATGAAAGCAGAAGATCGTGCGAGCTGGGGCACAGAAAAACCAAGCGACCTAGTGGCATTGGATTTTGAATGCTATTACAATCTGAAAGAAGGAGTGTCCCTAAGCAAACTCCCAACGTGGCATTATGTCTTTCATCCTAAATCGTTTCCTTACCTCATGTCTGTAAAGACCGAAGGATTCGAATGGTGCGGAGACCCTAAAGAATTTGACCGCTGGGATGTGCTTCATGGCAAGACCGTTTGCGCTCACAACGCGTCCTTCGACGAGCTAGTATATATCCGGCTGGTTCAAGAAGGTGTTGTGCCAAAAAACATAACGCCGAAGCGCTGGGTATGCACAGCTGACCTCGTCGCGTATCTTCGAATCGTGCGCAACCTGAAGACTGCGGTGAAGGAGCTGTATGACACAGACATCTCCAAGCAGGTCCGCGCAAATGCCGAGGGTAAAACCGCGGACGACATGAAGGCCGAAGGCTCGTGGGACGACATGGTGAAGTATGGCATGGACGATTCTGTGTGGTGCTGGAAGATAGCCTGCGACTATCTCAAGGACTGGCCGCCTACCGCTCAGTATATATCTCAACTAAACCGCGAAGCCTCGCGCCGCGGATTCGCCGTGGATGTGGAGGCTATTCGATCGGAGACCGGCGCACTTGAGCGTTTAAAGAACGTGGTGTTTGAATACGGAAAAATGATCCCGTGGTACCCCGATGAACCGGCGCTAAGCCCAATAGCGTTCCGTAATGAAGCGCGGAAGCACGGGCTGAAAGTCCCCGCCAGTCTCGCGAAAGCGGACGAAGCCGGCCAGGAGTTTTATGAAAAGTATCAGGAGCAGTATCCCTGGATGATGGCTTACCGGAACTACCGGCAGGCTACGATGATGCTGCGCAAGGTAGAGAACCTGGACGCGGGAATCCGCGACGACGGAACTTTCCCTTACACCAGCGTCTACTTTGGTGCGAATACCGGGCGATCGACCGCAGGAGTCGGACGCAGGTCGGACGACGACTCGGGCGGCAAGTTCAACCTGTATAACCTGCCGCGCGAACCCCTGCAGGGGGTAGATCTTCGCGGACTCATCGTCCCGCGCAAGGGCTTCAAGTTTTGGGTGGGGGACTACGCACAGATTGAAGCCCGGTTGCTGTTGTGGCGGGCCAGAGACTTTGACACTCTGGAGAAGATCGCTTCCGGCTACAGCATCTATGAAGCCGAAGCCGAGCGGTTGCTCGGTATCGACGGTAAGGGCCTCAAAGATCGCGACCCCGAAAGCTATCAAATGGTCAAGGGTACTGTACTCGGTTCGGGCTATCAAATGGGCCCCGATCGTTTTGTGGCGCAGGCTCCAGCCCTAACCGGCGGCAAGTTCAAGCCGACCCGAGACAAAGCGGCCGAGGTTATCGGTCTCTATCGCCAGACGCATCCTCGGGTGACCGCATATTGGGCGCGGCATCAGGCAGCGCTGTTGAATTCCGTGGCAAACGGGGACGAGACGCACATCGTGGAGCTGGCTTCCGGGCGCAAGCTGACATATTACGAACCGCAGTTCGTGCTTACCGACGACAGGAGAAACCCCGGAAAGAAGCGCAAAGAGATCGTCGTAAAGCAAACCCGCGGGGACCACTTCAGTCGCATGTACGGCGGCAAACTGACAGAGAACGAGATGCAGGCGACCGGCTATGACATTCTTTGCGACGCGTGGGCGGCCATAGCTGACGCCGGATACGCGGTAGTGTGGACTCTGTACGACGAGTTCGTTGTAGAGGTGCCGGAGAAGACGGCGCGCGAGGACGCGGAACGCCTGGAACATCTCATGGTGTCCTCGTCATCTTGGACTGAGAGGCTGCCTCTTGGAGCCGAGTGGCATATTGTTGATCGTTATTTTAAATAAGGAGGCGCTATGTTCTTTTACGTAAAGAATCTGTCTTCTTCTTCCGTACATGAGATCGAGAAACCGTGGGACCACGGCCTTAGAGTCCCAGACAATGTTGTGTCGAAGGAAGATTATAAACGCTGGACACTTGATCCGGCTACGCAGCACATGTTCGTGTCTGCATTCGAGGGGCTGAGTCCCCTGATCCGCGTGGCAAAAGAGAATCCGCCAGTGAAGATGCACGGGCTGATCGTCGACTACGACTTCAGGAGTTGTACAACCGACAAGCTGAGGGAGCTGGTTACCAAGCCGGCCGGTGAGCACATACCTAACTGGGGCTCTGTGTCCTTCCGTAAAGGCGCCAAGTTGTACTGGGAATTTGAAAAGCCGGTCACTGTCCAGTCCGGCATATTCATGAAGAAATTCGCCGAGCGGTTCATTAAGGAGATGAAGCTCCAGAACTGGTTGCCCGGCTTCGACGCGGGCGCTACTGCAAACGTTAGCCAGTATTATGAAGTTGGTTCTGACTTTGTACAACTCGGAGCAACAAAGATCCCGCACGCCACATTGATTTATTGGCTGTGGGAATCAATGAGAGACGCCCAGCTATGGCATGAATTCAAGCGGTATGACATACCTTTGGATGCTGTCGAGCGGGAGGTCCACGAGCAATTCCCGGGACGCTGGAAAGGCCCGTTCCAAGTAGGCGCTCGCGGTGTTCGTTTTTGGGACCCCACCGCCGACAACGACTCCGGTGCGCAGGTAAGGTCCGATGGTATGATGGCTTACTCCGGCGAGCAGGCATTCAGATCCTGGCTCGACATCTTCGGCCCGAAGTTCGTGGCCAGGTTCGCTGCTTCAAAGACACAGGAGCTCCTGGAGAATACCTACTACGACGGTCTTCGCTTCTATACGAAGAACGAGAGCGGCAAATGGGTTGAGTGGGAGAAGGGCGACTTCAGTCAGAAGCTGCGCACCAAGGGCTTTGATCCCGGCAAATCGAAGGGGGCGACGTGCTCCGAACTCGATCTGGCAGAGATTATGGTGAAGGAGCAGCGCCGAGTCGAGTACGCGAGAAAGCTGGTTCATTTTCCGAAAGGCGTGACAACGTGGCGGGGGCGGAAGTTCCTCAACATGGGAGCGCCAGAGCCGGTCCAACCCGCGCCGCCGCTCGGCGCTCCGATGTCCTGGGAAGATGGCAATGCGCACTTCCCTCTCATAAAGGGTGTGATGGATTCCTTTTTTACTGACGACGACGGAGAGGACAAGTACAACCAGCGCATACACCTGTTCGCCTGGTTGCGTCAGTTCTATATAAGCGGACTGGAGTGCAGGCCCACGCAGGGACAGGTAATAGTGATTGCCGGCCCGCCTAACAAAGGCAAGAGCTTGCTCAGTGACGGCATCATCGGGGGATTGATGGGTGGCTGTGAAGACGGAACAGACCACTTCGTCGAGAACTCCCGCTGGACAGCCAACATCGCCGAGTCTCCGGTCATCTATATCGGTGACGGGCTTGCGACAGCCGACAACCGCAAGAAGGATAACTTCTCCAACCTGATAAAGAAGTATTCAGCTAACGGGACGATGCGATTAAACCAGAAGTTCAGCAAGGAGGGGGACGTGCCGTGGTTCGGGCGGATCATCGTCTCTTGTAACGACGACTCCGAGTCGCTGCAGATTCTGCCCAACATGGATATCAGCAATCGTGAGAAGGTGAGTCTGTTTAAAACCTCCGATGTTCAGTACCCGTTCCCGGAGAGGCACCAGATAGATAAAGCGCTGGCCCGAGAGCTGCCGTTCTTCGGCCGGTTCCTTCTTGACTGGAAGCCGCCGGAGTACACGCAGGCGGTGGTGAAGCGGTTCGGAACAGAGCACTTCCATCACCCCGAACTGTTCAGCGCGGCGCAACAACAGGGGCTCAGCGGTCTGCTCACGGAATTCTTGAGAGAGTTCATAGAATTGGACAAGAACTCGTGTGCAGGCAAGCGGTCGCAGTGGCGGGGCACGTCGTCCGAATTATACAACGCCATGAGCATGGTCAATCCGCAGCTTCTGCGCGAATTCAAGACCGTGCGATCGTTCCAAACGATTTTGGGCCAGGTTCGCAATCGCGGGGCGGTGAGGATGGCGGCCGATCGCAAAGGATACGGAGCACCGGTCGACTGGATTTTATTCCACGACCAGGGAGAGGAGGTCGAATTATGAGGCGGGCTATGTATGACGCGTTGAACGAGTTGAAACTGAAACCAGAAGTTTGGGGCCGGATGTTGGAAGTACGCATCCTCGACGCCGACGGCTGGGGAGACAAGGACTACGAGGAGCCGATAGTGTTGGGCGAATACGTGGCAAGGGTATACGCAAGCACGGTCCATATGGAGAGCGGGTGCAATGATCTGTTCGACTGCGAGGATTTTGCGAGGGAAGGCGGTTACATGTGAGTGGCAGAATATTCTGTGCGATAGACAACGGAGTAACGGGGACGCTTGGTGCGGTGGATGAAACCAACGAGTGGTCTTTCTTTATGAAGGTGCCAACTTATTCTGCCAAGGAGTACATGAAATCGAAGGACAGAAACATGACGCATGTGGACTACGACCAGTTATGCAAAATCCTCAAGTCCCTAAGCGACCAAGGTCCGCTGGTCATAGTGACTGAGCGTCCGTTTGTAAATCCGAGGATGTTCAAAGCTACGATGAGCGGGGTGCGGGCGCATGAAGTTTTGTTGGCCGCCCTGCGGTCCCTGAAGCTGGACCTCTACGCTACGTGGGACTCACGTGACTGGCAGCACGAGGAACTTGGGGACTTTGACAAGGGGGAATCGAAGCAAAAAAGTTTAAAAATAGGTTTGACAAATTTTCCTGAGCATGCTGAACTGATGAAGAAGCATGGGGATGCTGATGGTTTGCACATGGCCCGCCGGCTTAGGGCTACGGTGCTAAAAGAAGAAGCCGAGAAGAAACAACTCGAGAAGGAGAGCGACAATGACTGACGAAGCAAAAACAAAAGAACCCAAACCGGTAGTGCTGTACTCGGTAGAGGACGGCAAGCTCGTGCCGGTGTCAGGTGTAGATCCGTTTGTAGGTTACTCGGCGCGTGAGCTGAAGAACTGGCTTAAGAAAAACGCGCAGCTTGACGGCGTGTACGTGTTTGTGAAAGTTATGTACGTAGGCGAAATAAAGAAAGTGCAGACCACTGAACTGAAGGACCTGTAACATGGACAAACTTGACCAGCCCGTAGCGCTTGTAATTGATCCACCCGGGGGCGTTGCGCCGACCTTGCCCGAGCCTGTGGACGGAATAGGCGCGGACACCCTGGCGAAGATTTCTCACGAGTACATTCACACGGACAAGAAGGTGGACTCGATCGCCATTGACCTGGGTCTGTCCACAAAAGAGGTGCGGACGGCTATCAAGCGCTTCGGGCTGGACAAGAAAAAATCCGAGATCATTCAGCAGGTGCAGCAGGAGGAATTGGCGGCTTATACCAAGTTCCTTCTGGACAATCGCACAACGACCGCAGCGCAGCATCTTCGAATATCTAACCAAATAAATGAAGCCGTCGAAGGTATTCTGAAGACTGCCGCAACTAAGACGCCCGAAGAACTGTCCGCATCAGTGAAGCCACTCAAGGAGGTAGCGTCTTTGTTCCGATCGCTGAGCGAGACTCTATCCGCTTCCTCTGGTGTTGGGGCTCGCGCGGTGGCTTTGACGGGGCTGACCGGGGATTCCGGCGGGGGGCTGGTACTCGCGAATACCGGAGGAAAGAAGCCGCTGGTGTCACTTCAGTTCTCAGTGCACCAGAACCCGGGTGACGACGCAAAAGTTATTAAGCCAATAGATGTCGATGGACTTGACTCATAACCAACGACCGGGTATTATATGAGTAGCTGGCTGATACCAGTCGAAGGGACGTTTCTATGTACGATAGTTTAAACAGTGTGGTAAAGCCCGCCGAGGGGGTTATCATAGGCGCGAGCTGCGTCGACGTTCCACCCGTATCAGCCTCGGCGGGCACTACTTTTATTGTTGATCCACGAGTAAAGAAAAAGCTCAACGAACGCGGAGAATTGTGCTGCTTTCTAATCTGCGTCCGTTGTGGTACGAAGACAACCAAGCTAGAAATAGGGCTGGGGCGGTTACGAATGAGCTTGACAAACTCGGTCTTTTAGGCAAGGATGGCGTTGTTATATTTCCAATAGATAGGGTAAACGAAGAGAAAGGAGAACTGTTATGATGACGAAAGCATTTTCGTATGATCGGGAGAGACTGAAAGAATTGCCCGAAGACATAGAAGACCAGTTGAAAAACGAAGAGGGCGTGCCGCTGGAAGACATGGGCCTTGAAGCGTTCGGCTTCGTTGCTAAATTGTGGGAGCCCGAGATCGACGGCAAGTGGCCTCCAGAGCGGGGGACTGTGGTGCGCTGTTACATGAGAGGCAAAGATGGCCGGTAAGGGTGACAAGTGGCGCAAGGGAACCAACTACGCGAAGTATCGCGAGGGCTGGGATTTGATTAAAAGGAAGAAGAAAAAGGAGAAGAAGAAATGAGTGGAGACTGGGCATTTGTTTTGCAGTGGGTAAGAATAATATGAACCCAATATGTTTTTATCACAAAGCCGACCTCGACGGAGTCTGCTCCGGCGCGATCGTGAAGCACTTCGTCCCGGACTGCGAGTTGTACGGGATTGACTATGGGCAGGAGTTTCCTTGGGGGGTAGCAGAGCCGTGGCCCGAAGAAAATCTCACCCAGGAAGAATTTGAAGCAAAGGGTTTTAGGCACGACCTGGTGAAGCGCACAGTCTACATGGTCGACTTCTCCCTGCCGCCCGAGGACATGAAGCGGCTGGCCGGGTGCTCGGACCTGTGCTGGATTGACCACCACAAGACGGCCATCGAGGCGCTCGGTAACGCGTTGCCGGGGATGCGAGATGCGCGCTATGCTGCGTGTGAGTTGGCGTGGGCGTGGTTTTCTAATCCAGAGGGCAGCAGTGTTACGTCGCTTCCCGAAGCCGTCCGCCTCCTCGGAGCCTACGACTCCTGGCGCCAGGACGATCCGGAGTGGGACGAGCGGATCTTGCCGTTTCAGTATGCTATCCGGGCAGAAGACGGGGCGTACGACCCGGCGTCCGAACTGTGGCCATTCCTGTTTGGGGTGAACGGGTATTCCTTGTCTATGGAAGCCTATGATGAGCGACCGTGGAAAGACCACGCTATCGTCCGCGGCGCCGCGATCCTCCGCTACCAGGCGGAAGTGAACCGCCGTGCCTGTGAAGCTGGGGCGCATGAGTTCGTATGGACGATGCCGGACCCGGAACTCCAGCTGCGGACGGAAACGGATAAAGACGGAAACACGGTCCTGATCCAGCCGATGGGCATGAAGTTCAAACTTGATGCCGGGAAGTGCGAAAGAGTACCGAACGCAGTGATGCCGTCGTACCGGGTCCTCGCCTGCAACACGATCGTCTTCAACAGCAACTTCTTCGATGGGTTCTACGACCCCGAAAAGCACGACGTAATGTGCGCATATTGCCGGATCACACAGAAGGTTAGCCTTCCGGGGTCTACGCGGGAGCACGCTGTTTGTACGGGGGCGGTTCCCCCGATGAGCTTTACCGTAACAGAGTACCCGCGAGACGGAACGCGGCTCGTATGGAAGGTCAGTCTCTACAGCACGAAACCCGAGATCGACTGCGGCGCCGTCGCGAAGACGTTTGGTGGCGGCGGGCACAAAGGCGCCGCCGGATTCGTATGTGACAAACTTCCCTGGGAGAAAAAGTAATGGAACCCTACGACACACCGATGGCAGCGATAGACAGCCTTGACCTGCCCGAGGACAAGCGCAAGCACGTCCGCGTCAGCTACGGGCTGTACAGTCTCGCCTACCCGGCCCACGACACGAAGATAGGCCGCATGCTGACCTGCCCCCTCGGGGCCTTCATGAAAGGGGTGGACAAGGAGTTCGGGGACGTGGGAGTCAGGACGCCCGAGGACGTGACGATAGCTTTGAAGCGCGCCTTCTACGCCCTCGGGGATCTGGCGGAGACCCTGTCCCGCTACGGCCTGGACGAGGGAGACTTGATCGCCGACCTCGTCGGATGCAGCATGGGCTCTGTCCGGGAGGGATTGTTTGAACTGATGCCGGGCGATGAGAAACGATATGGGAAAGGAGTGCAGCCATGAAAAAGTTTCTGCCCGCCACCTTGTTCTTGATTGCTTTCTCGCTCGTCCTCCACGCTTTGGCTATCTGGCTGTGGTGGCTGTCCGGGGCGCCTTTTGCGCGCGGTGAGGGCGCGGCCTTCGTTGAAGCTTTCGTCCTGGTACTGAGCTCCGTGGGGATCCCGGTGTGGCAAGAAATTAAAGGGGAATGAAGATGAAAAAGAGAACCAATAAACATCTGGACGCCTTCGACCCGCACATGCTGCTGATCGCGGCGGTGCGTTACTTCACCGGGCGTATGACGATCGCCACTTGCGCGTTTGCTCGTGAGCTGGCGGAGGCGTGGCCCACGATACCGGAGCACACGAGGACTGTGATCCAGCGCGACCTCGAGGGCGAGTTTCACCGCGACGATAACGATCGCGCTGAAGGGCGGGAACACAAGGCACTGGGCCACGACTGCGACCGGGAGTCCTGGGAGATGGTTCGGGAAGCGTGGAAGAAAATGGAAAAGGAGACACCATGAAGGTCTACCTGCTCGATCTCTGGGCCCTTCCGAACGACACCCCGAGGCTCGTGGCGCGGGCGTCCGGTGACTTCAACCGCTTCACCCTGGTCAGCATGGGCACCGGGGAGGCGCCGAATGTCATGACGGGCCCGACGCTGTGCGCCTATCTGGCGGGGAAGAATCCGCATAAGACGCCTTTTGAGTACCGCGGAAATATCGCGGAGCCCGGCTTCGCGAGTATTATTGTACCGGAGGAAGATTGAAATAAGAATAGCTGGCAGCAGCGAGGGGCGGGCGGCATAAGACCGTAGCCCGGAGTCAGTGTTGGCCGAGCAATTATCAGAAAGCAGGATGTCTCCCTGGCACGCCTCTGCGAAAGCACGCGCATTATGCTCCGAGGATTCCGGACTTCTGAAAGTCGGCGTCGGCACCGGGCACCGCAGCGACCTGGCCTGCCAGCTTCAATTTGAGAGGAGAGAAATGAAACCAGTGACCTTTAAGATAAGGCACGTAGAGGATTACTTCTGCCCGCACTGCGGCGTCAGTCTGCGCGGAGACCCGATACCGAGGAAGTCGCAGCATGTATTCGGCTGCGATCACTTCGGCCGGGAGATAGGCATCTACGACATAGCTTCCGACCGTACGGTGATGTGGAAGTGTCCAGACTGCGGTAGCATGTGGCCTCGCAAAGCGTAGCCGTTTGCAAACGGGAACTTGCGTATAAAAACACAACAGATTTGTTGTGTTTTATTTCTTCAGCGGCTTACGTTTTGCGGCCGCCAGTTGCGTCATGTTTCTGTCCTTCGATTTCATGTACTCCTTGGCAGAAGCGGCTGACGTTGCTTTTGTCCGCATAGTCGACGCGGCGCTTCCAACCAAGTCGGCCCACTTAATTTCCCTACTCGGCCAGTCTTTCGACGGCGAGCGCATGGCGTTTTCCATCGCCTGCATCTTGGCATCCTTCAGGGGTTTACGCAGCGCGTTTCTGGCCGAGTATATGCGCGCGTGCCGGGGATCCATCGCGAGAAAGCGTTCGCGCGTCGTGCTCATAATTGAATTTTTCTTGGACATAATCAATCCCCTTCTGTCAAGCCTTATTTATACTATTTTTCCTTCCCGATGTCAAGGGCGTGGCACTGGTCTGGCCTGAGGACCTGCCCTAACTCGCCAGACGTGTCGACAAAGAGCCAAATAGCGTACACATCTCGACAAACATGTCGACTTGTTACTAGGTCGCTTGGGTGCTCTAATATAGAGCAAAGGAGCAGGCATGCCCGAACAGAACAACACAGAGGCAACAATACCGAAGGAGATCGACACTTTTTGCTCGGTCACCTCCGAGTTCTACGACAGTATGGTGGTGCTGGTTATCGGACAGCCGTCATTGGCTTGTTCTTCCTCGTCATTTCTTTTTTGCTTGCCATAACCTACTCCATTTCCAGCGGCGCAAAGATGCCCGCCTGTTTGCTGATCTTCTTCTCGGCCGTTTCGTTCTCTTGAGCGATGGCCGCCAGGCTGCTTTGTATCAGAGTCGCTAGGGGGCTCTTGAATCCTGTGTCGGCCTTGCGATACACCTTGTCAATCTCGCTCGTCATGTTCGTTTCTACTGGTACATTTGCCATGTTCGTCTCCTCATACAGTTAAATTTTCTTCATACGAATACGACCCCGCCAGCACGGCGGGCGTAAGAAATCGTACTCCGGCGTCTATTCCGGGCCCGAATTTTTTGTCTTTACGCTCTTTTAAGTAGCGTAAAAACTCGGGAGACACTCCCTTAGACTTGAGCGTGCCTTCGGACATGCCTTCATACTTTTTCAAGAAGGCGTCCACTTCCTCCGGCGTACTCAGTCGCTCCCCCGTCTCCCTCAGGCTCTCTCGCTGTACAGCTCCGGCCAGCGGAACGAACTCACGGTACTTAGCGTCCGTCAGCGCGTATGGTCTGTCCGCGCGGGCGGCAAAAGCCTCCGGCGGTAGCTCGGTTATTAGGTTCATAGTGGCAGCAAACTTCGCCTCGTCTTCCGCGACGGCGGGGGTATACAGGTAGTGCCCGAGCTCGTGCCGAACAGCGTCCATGTGCAGAGAATTGTCTGACGAAAAATTGGCGGTTATGATGCGGTCCGAAAAATTGCGATCTACGGGGAGCTGCATAAACTCGCGATTTCTCCCGGTTAATGTTGCCCACGGCTCCCCGATGTCGGCGGCCGCCGGACGCGTGGAAAGCGCCGCGTTTACGGAGCTCGCAGGAAGACCCGCCTTCTCCCTATAGGCCTCAGCCTCTGCTGCGCCCGCTGCGAGTTTTTCTCTGGTACCGTATAAGTCTACAAGGTACTGGTCTACGTCGAAAACCCAGTTGGCCTGGTGCTTGCCATATCTCTGAGACAGAAACACCTCTGGTTCATCTATGGCAGCAAGATACTTAGTCATACCAGCGCCTGGAGAGGCGGCTTCCGACCGTGCCGGGGCTGGTATGTCCCGCGGCATCTCCTCGTACGCCTTAGCCAGCTTGCGCTCCGTCAAGAAGTTCTCTACCGAAGTAGTCCCCAAGTCCCAAAGTGTCATGGCAAGACTGTCTGTCATCTCGCCCAGGCCTTTTGCCTCTGTGTCTATTCCATAGGCATCGTATTTTTTAGCGTAATCGTTTCTGAGGTCGTCTGAAACTTTCTTTAACTCCTCTTCCACCAGCTTCCACGGTCCGGCTATGTCCCTGGAGCTGCTCGAAATGAGAGAGACGTTGCTCGCAACCCGCTGTCCAACTTCGGGATTGTTGAACGGGATGCCAGTGGTGATCGGTTTGAACTCTTGCGGCACAAGAGGATCGGGCGGATCGTTCCGCTGCATCCCTAATAGACTGGACGTGAATTCAAACATATAAATATCCTACCACATTCGAGTTCCCAAGTCACCAGGCGACCCGGAGCCTTTCGGCTCCAGGCCCCCGGCCCCAAGGTCTCCAGGAGGCGGAGAGACTTGGTTACTTGTTCCTCAATTCCTTAATAATATCGGGCATGGCTCCCTCGAATGCCTCCTGAAGGGACGCCTTCTCTTCCTCGGTCAATTCACCGCGGCCCGTTTTGCGATGCCTTCCGACTACGGACTGCTGCAGCCCGCGCACTGTGGCCCCTATACGGATAACCTTCTTGGCCATTTCGTTGGCGGCATCCATATCGCCGTTCAAATAGGCCTCGTAGAACTTGCGATAGTACTTCGGAGCTACCGCGCCGTACGCGGCAGACAGCACCTGATCCGCATCGTAACCGTTCCTCGTTGCCGCGTCCATGTATTCAGCGGCCAGCGCGTACATGTTAGCGTATTGCTCAGGATGGTGGCGGGTGCGGCCCGTCGGCCGGTATTCTGCGGCTTCTGACAGCACCTTTATCATGCCCTGAGTCGCCCGCGTCTGGCTCATACCTTTGGAGGCAGGAGCCAACAGGGGCAGCAGCCCCGCGTCCGGCGTGGTGAGCATGGTGGACAACGACATCGGGATTGTATGCGACGCCAGCACCCCGAGACGGGATCCGCGGAACCCGGCATCACTTCCGAATATACCGTAGAGCGGCCCGACACTCTTGAACGGAAGCAGAAAGTCTGGCGATCCGGGCGAGTGTCCGAAGGCCTGTTCCCACACCAGCTTCACCAGCATGGAGGACTTGCGCCCAACGGTAGCCACCGGGTCGGTGAGCCACCCGTTGATGACTTCATATGACTGCTTTCCAAAGCGGATGTACACCCGACGATTGCCAGTGGGCTCGCCCTTGTAATTCCAAAGCTTCCTTGCTATCGGCGTCACGTCGATAGACGGGAACAGACCACCCTTCCCGAACTCGTTGTTCCACGCCAGCACGCGGTCATACTTCTTATCATCTTCGTCGTCATCGTCCGCGCCTCCGGGCAGTGCAGCGGCCACTCCGTATATCGCCGCCTGCAGCATGTTTGGTATTACCTGAAGGGCCATGAGGTACATGGACACCCAGTTTCTTGTGACGAACCTTGCCTGCACCGGGGATATGCGATTACCTAGCATGGCCTGTGTGAAGACGGCCATGCCGGCGACATTAAACGCAGACAGCGTCCAGTTGGGTGCGAACAGCAGCAGCGACAGCATCTGCAGCACCCGGGGCGTTGCCCACAAATACTTAGACCAGTTCTGTCCACCGAACGCGTCATTCACTGGATCGGCGGCCGCACGCATTACCGAGAATCTGGAGTGTGTAGGCATCTGCACCGACAGCTCGTTCACTAGGTTGATAGCCGCCCAGGTCTTGAGCCCTCCGAAGAAGTCCCGCATAAGAAGTTTCGACAGCTGGCGGCCGGCGAGCCATCTCAGCCCGACACGCGCCCCGCGTTCGAAGTCCGGGCGGCCGAGCCTCTCGCTGATCCGCAAGGCCGTCCTGTCAATGAATCTGTCTATGGCGGAATTCGTATTGTCGGAAGACGCTGCCTCCGACAGGCGCATTCCGGCCAGGGTAAGCTCTGCCATAACTTCGGCGGCGCGGACGGAGTTGTTTCTCACGTCCCGTCCGAACTCTATCATCTCGCCGTACTGGGCCAACTGCCACGGGAGGAACGGGAACGCCATGCTCTTAAGCGGGTTTGGACTTGTGCCGGCGATTACGGATTCTATTCCGGCAGTACCAAAGAACACACTCCACCCCAGCGCCATCTGTTTCAGCACAGCGTTTGTTTCTCCGGCCAGAGCCAGCAGGTCGTACTCGTACCCCCCTCCAAGCTCAACCTTTATACGGTATGGTTCACCAAACAGTTTCTTTATAACCTTGGTCTCCGGGGTACCCTTGTCCGCAAGCACCTTGAGATCTTCTATACTGGCGAGATTGTGCTCCATATCAACATAGGTCTTTTTTTTACCGCGCACTATAATTTCCAGCTGAGCCCCGAGCGGCATGTCCCGGTCAATCTTTATATTTTCCTTCGACGACATGTACGTTATAAGCCTGTGCAGAGCGGCGTCGCTGACGGCGGAGTGCACGGGTTTGTGCCTCTCCACGGGGCTCGCTTCTTTTTCGCCTACTTTGCGTACCGGTATCATGAGCGGGTTGCCGGTAGAGTCAACTATCATGGTGGCCATGTCCGCAAGGGTGGACCGCAGCACATAGTCCACGAGTTCGGTTAGACTCTTCGCTGTGAGCCTGGATGGGTTGGTTATTAGCGGGTTCTTTTCACCGCCGGACCTGATCATGGCATCGGCGTACGAGGAGTACATGCGCTTGCCAGCCAGCGGAGTCCACTCGTTGTCGGAATATTCGCGGAAGTAGTTTTTAAGCCCCGCAATAAGAGACGCGCGAGCATAGTCCATCGTGTATGGCTCGTTGTGCGCCTCAGCGTACAGGCCTCTCAGCTGCTCTATACGGGTGAGCATCTTGTGGATCATGTAGTTGTATGAGTACTTGCTCCACGTGCTGCGTTCGTCCTCTGTGCGGGCCACCATATTCGCTTGCTTCTCATCGGCGCGTTCCAGTTCTTTGTCGAGCTCTTCCGCTATGCGCACGAACAGCGTCTCCTGTTCCGGCATTGCTTTCTGCTCTTCCGGCTCGTCTCTGGACGTGGTCTTGAAAATGTTCGGGCTAACTCCGGAGCCCTCGCCCGTGCGGCTGCCTTTCTTCAAGGCCATCTGGTTTATTACCCTGCGCATGCGGGAGCGCTCCGCCGTTTCAAATCCAGTGCCGCCGTAGATGTGCCGGATGTAGCCTTTAGTGTAGCCAACCAGCCGGCCGGAACCAGGATTGAACATAGTGAACACGTCAGAGGTGGCGTTGAATATGCGGTCTGACACGTCGTTGATCTGTTTTGCCAGGCGGTAGAAGTCCATGTCCTCATCGGTCCTGCCATGCTCTTTAAGAAGCTCGAACAGGCCGCTGTTCTTTACCAAGTCTATCGCGTAGTCGAGCGACAGGAATGGAGACTTAACCACGCCGGTCTCTTTATCCACCTGGTCTACTTGCGGAGTTCCTTCGATCCCATTCTCAAACAACTCATGGTATATGGCCGCGCGGAACACCTGCCGTTCACCGCCCTCTGCGTTTGCCTTGGCGAACCCTGCGGGGTCTTCCGACTCGAAAATCCGTATATACTGCTCTCTCAGGTGCGCGCGCTGGGCCGGGTCAGACTTCGTGTTTATCTCGTTGTCAACGAACCGTTTTATCGCGCGGTCTGCGGCGTCCTTTCCAATGGCGGTAAGGCCGTCCCGGTATATGTACACTATCGGATCGAGCGCATAATTGTCCTCCGGGTTGGAGTGGACCTTCATGTGTGACCCGAAAGCAACCAGCACCATATCCTGTGTGGTACCATCTTTCATTTTTACCCGCACCTTTTTGCTGCCTTCAGCTATCGTGAGCACTATCGCATTAGCTATCGTGCCGTAATTAACGTGGCGGGATTCCATCTTAAATGGCCTGCGGTTCTTAATGATGCCGCCCTTTTTGTGGCGTCTATCGAACTTGTCTGTGAACCAGTTGAACACCTCGTCATTGTCCAGCCCCTGGCCAAACACAGTATTCGGAAGGTCAAGACCGGATCCTATGATGAGTGTGGTGGCGTGCTGGAAATTTTCAAGCACCTGCATAACGTCGTGGAAATATTTCGGTCCGCCTATTTTCTCAGCGTTGCGGATAGCATCATCTATCAAATTCATGTAGCTGGTTATAGAGCGGGTGCCGGGCTTCCGCCCGTCGTCCTCTATTCGTATGCGGGCTTCCGCTACGCCGTAAGGAATATTGCCGAGCCGCTTGACGGTATCCTGCTCGAGGCCCAGCCGGGTAGCCAGCTTGATTAGGCTGTCCGAGGCTTCTTTGCTCCGCCCGGAATAGCCTTTGAACACAGAGGTCGCCACTTCGGGCACGAGCACAGTATCCGCTTCAACCTGTTTCCCGATGCTCCTGAGCTGAGCCGCGGCAGCGGCAGCGAGGGCCACCGCATTGCCGGACACCTCAACAATGTCCGACGGAAGCGTGCGTTCGAAGTGCCCTTGAGCTCTGAGATGCGATACGTAATACGGGGCGTCACGTTCCACCTGTTCAGGCGGTATCGTACCGTCGTAGTGCCCCCGCTCCACTTCCTTCTTTATCTCTTCTGACCGCAGTTCTCCTGCGAACTCCCGGTTCTTCTCGAGGGTTCGGAAGTGATCCTTAATGCCCTGCTGCAAAAGTTTATACAGCCGTTCGTATCTGTCGTCTTTCGCGCGTCTGCTGTCTATAGCATCCGACAACGACTCCAGCAAGTTCGCGGCCTCGTCGTAATTGTCCGCCTCGACGAGAGAGAATATCCTGTTCAGCTCGTCCATGGTGGCTCGCGGGAGCGCGGATATTCCGGCCCCTTTCAGGAAGGACGCAACAGAACGCGTGCCCGCGGAGGGGTCCTGGGCTATGCGAGCCCGGTCCATTTTCACTTTTATGCCGGTAACCGTAGCGTCGGACGGCACTCTGGTCACCGCGGCCTCCAGGAAAGAAGCCCCAGTTCCAAAGGTACCAAGCAACGAAGTGGCCGGGATACCGCGTGTCGAGTATTTACCGAGCACTCCCCATATCTGGTTGCGTTCAGACATGCGGTTGTTTTCTTTGCCACGCCTTGTAAACTCGGACAGCCAGGCAGAGGTCACTAGGAACTTGGCTTCTGCCGACCCCCACCTTTTTATCTCGTCCAGCTTGGCGGCGGCCAGGCGCATATGATAGGTTGCCGGCATAACCGACAGGGTGTCCCCGAATGCACGTGAGTGCCTGCCGCGCGTGGACACGAAGGCGTACTGCATTATATTCATCAGGTCTTTTTTAGATTCTATCGGGACAGAGACTTTTGCTATAGTGGTGTTGTCTTCCTCGTCTATAAACCCCAGGGTCTCCATCACTTTGGACGAGTCTATAGTTATGGTGCGGTCCGCTTCATTAAGCGACATCATCACTGTGTACATGGCGTCGATGGCTTCGTTGGCAGCAATCTGTGACAGCGGAGACGCCCGCACCCCGGGCGTCTTTATCCCGGCCTGCCTTACTCTAGCTGCATCAACGGTCGGAAGCGCTCTGAGGTTTACCGGCAGGTTGGACACATCGAGAAGGCCCGACATTTTCGCGAGCTCTTCTTTAAACTCTGGATTAGCCAAAGCTGCAACGTATATTCGTACGGCCAGGTCCGCCATACCGGAAGACACGGAGTCCGCCGCTATGTAATGTACCAGCGACGCAAAATTCCTTGCATCATTTTCTGACATGGACTTAAGGGTTACTTCTCTTTCAGCGGCCGGTTCTTTCTCTTCTTCCTCGTCCGGCATAAGCTCCGACTCTTCCAGCGTTTCTTCCCGCTGTGCGTCAATCAGACCGTCGAGACCCACAATCATACTGGACACTTTTTGTTCTGACGTGCCGGTTATCTGAGAGTCCAGCAGTTCGCCTATAGCGGACCGCAGATCTTTCGGCAACAGAGAGAACGCGGCAGAAGAGTTGGCGGCGGCTTCAAGCCTGGTAATAGCGCGTTCTGTGTCCGCGGGGCCGATTAGCCGCTCTTCTATCATGGTGTACAGCGCCGAGCGCACGTTCGGATTGGAGAGAACCCCGAACTTCTCCCGCTCTTTCAGCGCGAGCTCTACAGCCTTTTTATTCAGCTTGTACAGAGACGTCCCTGTTATACCCCGGAAGTCAACTCTCGGCGGAATCTCATTGCCGTCTTTATCCTTGCGCAGCTTCGGCGATTCTATCCTTTCGATGAGGCTTAGGTAGGACAACATCTTGTACACGTTCGCCCCCGCCGGGTCGTACGCGAACTTCAGGAACCCGCCGAGCCGCATGATGTCTTCCCCGGCCAGGAACAATTCCTTAATGGCGTGTATCATGTCGTTGAATCTATCGCTGTCCTCAGACCCTTTCGTCATATTTGGATACTGCCCGGTGGCTTCCTTCTCTTCCTCCATGAACTGGCTAATAAGCGCGGCAAGTATTCCAAAATTTCCGTACCACTGGGTGGGTACGTTCGCACGATCCCGATCTTCCTCTATCACAGCCATTGCGCGGTTGTACAGCAGCGCGCCCGGATCTTCGTTCCAGAAATCTACCCACGTCTGCACGAAGTTTAATGCAGACGTAGGGTCGTTCCTCACATAGTCGGCTCCGAATTTGTTTATCGAATCTAGCTCCGTTCTAGGGGTCATGGACACGCGGCTCCCGAGCAGAGCGGCAACGAACGGGGCGGACATGTCGAAGCGCAGGGCGTACCGGGGAGCCAGTTTCAGCATATCAATAATAACGTTCACAGCGTTCACCGACACCATAATCTTTGCCACACGCTCCGGAGTGGACATATCCCTGTTCTCAAGGCGCAGAGTCCCTCCACGCTTAGAGGTGAACAGCGGCTCCTCGGACGTATCGCCGAATAGCCGGAGGCCGGGCACGTTTGTAAGGAACGTCAGCACGTCCTGGGCATTCATGGCTCCGCTGCGGGCCTCTCTTGATTTGGCCGCTATGCTGTCCAGCGTGGACAGTACCTTCGGGAGGCTCGCGAACTCCGGAGTCATTCCGGCTTTCGCGGCTTCCGCCACCGTGCGCTCATCTGTGCCAAGGATGCTTCCAAGATCACCGGTGAGTTTGATAAGGACCTCGTCGTAGGCGCCCGGGTTGATAAGCCCCGCAGAGGCTATGGTATCCGGGTCCACCTCGGCGGCGGCGCGCTCAAGTTCATTCGCCATGTGATAGGCAAGCCACTTCATGTCTGTCTCGTCCGCAGTGCCGGCGTCCACCTTCTGCATTATAGCGTTCATCGATCCGCGGTACTCCGTACTGCGTCCCGGTATTATAGTCTGCATGAAGTGCAGCGCATCGGCGTCTACGTCTGAACCCCACCGTTCCGCGGTCTCTATGGCTATGATAGATATGTTGTCGCGGTGAGCCACCGCGCGGTACGACTGCACGAGTTTTCCGGTCGCAGTATCGCGCACAGTAACGCTGTCGTAGTCGTACGTGGCCGGGCCAAGATAGGCGGCGCTGTTTATAGTAACGATGGAATGCGTCGGGATGCGGTTAATAGTCCCGTGTGTCGGGAACACCAGAAGGTCGCCCGTCTTGCTGTCCTGCTCTATATACAGGGATGCGGGATCTATTGTCTGGTCATAAGTGAGCAGCCCGCGAAGCGACTTCGTGAAGGACAGGGGCTCTCCGGTCTCCTCGAACAAGTACTTGCTTATGCTCAGGAAGTCCTTAAGGTCGTCGCCCTCCAAGTCGCCCGACAGTTCTGAAATACGTACCGCTGTCTCCAGCATATCGGCAATTCGTGCCCGCGCGGACGCTGCGCTCTTCACGCCGGGCAGCCGTATTCGTACGGCGCCCTGCGCTCCCGCTATATTTGCGCGGAACGTGGCGGGTGTTGAGCCGGAACCATCGTGCACGCCGGAAAAATTCCCGGGATCAGATACGACGGTGGAGTCGTGCCTTGGCACTTCCGCCACAATGCCGTCCCCGAAGCTGCGCATACTCACGTTCTTATACACGTCATCCAGTGCCGGATGGAACGGGTTCATCCCGGCGTTCTCAACCAAGTAGGCCTGATCGCCAAAGTTGAACCTCTTCGCCGTGTCAAATGTCTTCAGTATGTTCTGCGCTTCACGCGAGCTCTCCCCATACTTTGATGACATAAGTCCGTACGCAGCCAGCGCGTAGCCGAGCATCGCCCCGGCCGCGGCGTCAGCCCGCGCCCACGATATGCTGGAGCCGGCAAGCATGCCCTTGTTTGCCCGGTCTTCTGTCATCTGATTCGCTCCGTCCAGCTGGGCAGTCTGCGCGAATGTCTCAGCGAAAGCAGTAGCGTGTTTGCCCTTTATAGTGACAGCGCCGACGACTTTGCCGTCGTGAATAAGTTCCATGGTCATGGTCTCACTCGGCGCGTTCTCTTTCGAAAATACTTTAGCGGCTCCGGTAAGTATGCCGACTACCCCGGTCAGCCGCGGCTCCCGCTCTATGGCGGACATCAGGAGACCAATTCCGGACGGCCCGGATGTGGACTTTATTTTTTCCAGCACCGCGTTGCTGTCCATGTACGTTCCTGCACGCACAAAGTTGGGCTTCGCCATAACAAGCACGTTCGTGTCTTTGTACGCATCGCCGGACCTGGTTCCAAGGTTGGTGAGTTTAAGCGATCCCGGTATGCTGCTGTATCCAAGTGACTGAGCAACTACGTCATACACGCGGTCAAACAGCACGCCCTGTCCGTCCATAGCGTCCTTCGTGTACACCGTTCCGTCATTCGTTGTTATCGTCATCTCGTCAATGGCGAAGATCGGAAGTTCCCCGTTGTCCACACCCAGCCCGCGCGACCCTGCAGCTGAGGTGCTGGACATGCGGATGGATGGAACCTTTTTGTATCCGGTATTGTACTGGCGCAGTCGTTTTAGGAACTCGATATTCCGGAACAGCTGGGGTACTGCCTCAGTGCCGAACGCGGCTTCCGCCATCAGGTAGTTCCCGGCGGCAACCAGGCGCTCACGATTGTCGATGGAGTACACTTTGAGCGCCTCTATATCCTGTTCGGTGGGGTTGCTCTTTCCGTTCAGGACCCCAAGAATCTTTTCCGCTTTGTCTCTAAGGGCCGCTTCGGGAAGGCTCAGCAGATAGGCCCCCTTTCTGTCGGCGCGCATAACCGGGACGTACACCATTCCGTCGTCCCTGTTGATAGCCGATATATCCTCTAGCACGCGGCGCTGGTGTTTTGGGCTGAGCTTGTGGAACAGCACATCTCTTCCGGTGCGGAGCTGAACAGACACGAGCTGGTCGGCGGTAGCCTTCTCAAACTCGGGACCAAGCGCGCGTATAGCGGAAAGGACTACGAGGTCAAATTGTGTAGTGGTGAAAGTGGACTGATCCACGGTGGCGTTGGACGACCGGAATCCCGCGAGCGAACTCAGGAACTTCGCCACTATCCCCTGCGAGAACGCGTCTGCCTCGGACTTTACTTTAAAACCGGCAAAGGCCTCGTATGCCTTCGCCTTGGCCAGGGTTGCGTCGCCTGTGCGCTCGAGAGTAGACGTGAATTCCGACAGGGCGTCCGCCCATGCCGATACCAGAAGGCCGGCGTCTTTGGCAAGCTCATTGAACGCGGCCTGGTCCAGGCTGCGAACGTACTCCTTGTCTGTCAGTTCGGCAAAGTACCGTACAGTATCCGGATCTATGTCCACGGCGCGGGAGGCCTTGATAAGGCGAGACACTATCGCCGTAGCGGTGTCAACAACACTCATAAGTTCTTCTCTCAGGTCCGGGTCCATGTCCAGACCTACGGCCTTGATCTTCTCCAGCAAAACGGACGCCAGCCTGCGCACGTCCACGGCAGATTCTTCTGTATAGTTCTCGTACACGAACGCCCGGAGCGGCTTGAACTTATTCTGCATGCGCCCGAGCTCGCCGGGGGCAGAGGTGTTATTTGAAAACAGCGACGACTTGTTCATGAAGGAGTACAGTCCACGCAGTGCGAGGGCGGCGATGCTTCCGGATTTATTCAGGCTGCCGCGGTGCTCAACCAGAGCGGACGACCGGAATTTGGTCTCATCCTGGTACTGCAGCAGGCGAAACTCCATGAGGGACGACGCGCGCCCTATCACTTCGCTGAACTTGCTGTACGGCATGCCGGACACTGCGGCCACTTTAAATACCCTGAGATCAAGCTCGCCAAGGTTCTCATCCAGCGCCAGCTTGCTGATGGCGTCCTCCGTTCCGGCCTTCGAATCCCGCGCCCACGCCTTGAGCACACTGGCCGTTATGCGGGAGTAGTACTCCACAGATTGCCGCGCGCGCTGCACCGCCTCAGAGCTTTTGAGGGCGGACTTCGGCACTGTGCCGAGCATCGGAGTAAGGTAGCCGTCATGCTCCGGCTGGTCTGCCAGCACTTCCGCCATGCGCTCTATGGAGTCCTTGGCCATCACAGATTTTTCGTGCAGCTCAAGGTCAGTCCCGTTTTCCAGCATCTCTCTGGTCGCCGGAGTTAGCCCGTCTTCAAGGGCTTTGCGCATGTCGAGCGTCGGGGTGCTCTTCACCCACTCGAGCATGGCGCGCAAGTCACCAAGTCTCTTCTCACCAAGCGTCTCCTCGCCGAGGGCCATGACGTCCTCTATAAAATAGGACAGCGCCACGGTGTCCATGTACACCCTCGAGGCGAGCAGCGCTATAGAGAACGCATCGGCGTGTGATCCATCGCCTGGCAGCTGCATCTGTGTGCGCAGGGGCCTGTATGCCTCGTCGCTGAGCACAGAATATATCCACAGCGCCACATCCGCCAGGGACTCGCGGGAATCCTGGGCCATCGGCCCATTCTTGTTCCTGCGCAGATAACTGCTTAGGACAGCCACCGCGGAATGCAGGCCGACTGTTTCTTTGGTTCTTGATACGTTCCTGGCTACTTCCAGCGCGCCGAGGTACCGGGACAGCTCATTGCTATCGAATGCCCCGTTGTCTTCATCGCCTGCTATGGCCGCGCGGGCCACTGCCGCGCCTATTCCGGACACCGCCCTCCGGGAGATTGTTCCGGAAGCTCCAAGAGAGTCCACCATTTTGAAGTATGACGTGACATAGCTGGTGATCGACCGGGTGCCGCGCCTGTCGTCTCCGCTGTGGCGGCTGAGTTTTGGAGCGGCCTTCTTCGCCCGGGCTCTTGGGGCCTCGGGGACTTTGGCTATGGACCGCGTTCCGCGCTGGCCCCTCTTTATCTTATTGGCCTTCTTCGTGCCCGGGACCTCTTCGCCGGAGGTCTTTTCTTCCTCGCCTTTCGACGACGTCGGCACCTCGTTGTTGGACGGGACCTCCGGGGCAGCCTCATCGGGTTCGGACGCGGGCTCACGTGGAACCCCCTCTTTGCCGAGACGTTTAAGGAACAAGTTGTACGCTTCCTCCAGCGTGCCGGCTTCCCGGGTCTTTATGCTTCCGGTGACTATAGTGCCCAAGTCACTGAGGTCCCTCACGTCGGAAGGATCTTCTATCATTGTGGTGGCGGGCGATGGAGCGCGGTGCTCAAACAGCTTTAGGTTAATAGCGCCGGAGGATGTCTTCTCGCGGCCGGCCAGCACGCGCAGGCCGATAATGTTTTCCTCTTTCCACCCGAGGTCCATGAGCGCGCGTATTTCACCATACGTCTGCAGCAGCCCGGCCTCGTTCTCCGACAGTGTGTCGCCTTCCTGCACCCCCATAAAATCTTCGTTGAGCAGCGGGTTGGACTTCGCGCTCTTAGTCTTAATCTCAAGTACGATAGCGTGCTTCTCGCCGTTCTCTTCCCACGTTATAATCCCATCTGCGAAAGTGATAAGCATTATGTCGTCTTTGTTGTCGGTGCGCAGGAATATTTCTATCCCGCTTATAGCGTCGTCGGGGACGTACTTGCGTATCGCCTTTCTTCCGGCTTCTATCATGGGGTTCTTCACGGGCGTCGTTCCGGTAAGCATCGTGGCGAGCTCCTCGCCTCCGCGACTGCCGTCTTCCATGCCCCTGTCTATGTTCCCCAGCGACGCTGAGGACAACGTGCCTGAGTCCCTTCGTGCCTTGGTACCGGCGCGCATCTTGCTTACTATCGCAGTTGCCAGCCAGTTCAAAGCCTTGCCGACCACCTTCTTCTTCTTCGGCGCGTCGTTTATACTCTCGCGCTCGATATAGACGTTGCGGGAAGTGATACCGTCAAGAACTGTATGCCTGCCTGCCACGGATTCGAACACGGATGAGTACGGAAGATTAGCCTCTTTTACAGCGGCTTCAAAGGCGGCCCATGCCTCGAGGTGCGCGGCGTCCAGTTCTTCAAGTTTCTTGGCTGCCTCTTCGGGAGTCACGCCCTTGTCGGCAAGCGCGAGTGTGTTTTCTTTTACTTTTAAGAATGACAATACATCCGGGAACCTGCTGAAAATATTGCCACGGATCATCTTGTTTAGCCCGGTGGCATTCATATATTTCGTTCGGTCAGCGTGGGCTTCTTTTACCTTATCCCACGCCTCTTTAACTTTGCCGACTTTTGGGAGGGTGGTTACCTCTCTGGTCTCAGGCACGCCGACGCCCTCTCCCTTATGCACTGATTCTCCGCCAAACGCGATAACCCGAGTCTTCGCGAATACCTTCGGCTGGCCCATAGTTTTCCTAGCGCCGGCAATCAGCCTGCCAGTTCCAGACACATAAGATTTTCCAGTAAGTTCAGCAACGCCCTCGACCTTCCCGGAATCGGACAAGACTATTACCTCATCGCCTTCCTGGAATCTCATATTGGCGGCGCGCTTTCGGATCTTCTTACCTTTAGGGCCTGGCAGACGCGACCGTACTCCACGCAGCTCGGAAGAGGTGCCGGCCGTTGGTGTGTGCCCTACGAAAATCGCGTCGCGCTCATACCTGAGGTCATCTATTAAATCTGCTGTGAGGCCGCGTGCGGAATAGAACTGCAAAGCCCTGTTCAACAGGTCGCGCTGCACGTCACTTTTCTCACCCGATGCGGGCTTGTCTATCTCCATTTTCCCGACTGTCTTGAATGCTACAAAGGCCTCTTCAACCAGTGCGGCGCCGGCCGGCAGCCCGTTCATTGATCGCGCGTACTGGAAGTCCAGGGTGAACAACGCCACTGTCTTCACGAGCATCTCCATCAGCATCTCACGACCGAGCGCCTGTTCCGCTCCGTTCTTGGAATCCATGTAACTTGTGGCGGCTATAAGGTAGTCGAGCAAACGCTTTCTCGCCCGCCCCTCGGCAGTCGTCTCGTCCATATCGGCTTCTTTGAGCGCGGACAGCACGCTCGCCACGTATCCGGTTTTATTCTTTTTGTCGTAGAAGAACGCGGGTATATCCATTCCGTCAGCCTCTTCAGACCCCTGCTTATGCAGTATCTCGAGAGTGTCTTCCACTAGTCCGAGGCTGTTCATGCCGTGCGGAGTGACATATATTATTCCGCCACCGTACGTATTGTTGTATGACCCCTCGGCGAAAGTGAAGATGTCTTCCGGACTTTCTGACCGGTCCGCATTGGCGTAGTGCAGTATGTGATTATACGGATCAGAGGCTATCTGCTTGTACACAGACGGGTATACCAGTTGCAGCGTGCGCCGGGTCATGCGGTAAGATATGTTGCCCGGAGCTATTATAAATGTAGGGGCCGGCGGCGGTATTTTCACCCGGTTGTCGGCCAGTTCAGCCTGCGTTATGGTGTGCTCGTATTCCGGATTGCTGTCCTCTTCAAGATATTTACTGTACTCGCTCAAAGCGACCACCACTGCAGAGTCCCACTTATCCGCAGCAGCGCCGTCCGCCCGGTTCACTTTTATAACGATAGCGTCAGCGTAGTCGTCACCCGTCTCCCTGGGCATGAATCCAAACTTGTCGCGATATACCTTAAGCACATCGTTTACATTCGGATACTGCCTCGGCTGCAGCGTGGCGGCCGCGACAGCCATGGCGCGGCTTGCGGCCTGCGTCCAGGAAGCCAGTGCCGCGTCGCTGCTGACGTCGACACCCGCAGCGTATGCAAGAATCATAAACGCCGGAGTCGGAACCCAGTCGCGCTTTAAAGCGTCGCCAACCATCAGCATGTATATAGCGTCTGCAAAACTGTTTGGGTCCGGGCGTCCCTCTTCGCGCATTCTGTTGGTAACCCCGCCGACAGCAAGGCCAGTGGCGACCAGCCCGTTGTACAGGCCGATGAACTTGTCCTTCGACGTATTGTCGACCACATCCTTCAGAGTCTCCGGTATGTACCGGGAGTCCAGTAAGGCAAGCATGTTAATGAAATAGTCCTTGAAGAAGTCAAGAGCTGCATTGTCGCGCGTGAAATCGGGGGCGGTTATCTTTGCCCCGGACATCAGTTCAGGCAGGCGGAATACGCGGGTTGCGCCAATTAAAAATGCGAGCGCTTCTTCTTTCGATGCAAAACCGTAAGGCTTCGGCGGCTTGCCTTCCTCATCTGCAAGCTCATCTATAAGCGCATTGAACCTGTCGGAGTGCGCCTTTATCTCCTCTTCTGTTGCACCCTCGCCCGGTGGAGTAAGTATGTTCAGTATGTGTTCTCCGAAAGAGCCGAGCCAGTTCAGTTCGTGAGACACTTCCTGGAAGGGCGGGAGTATTCCGCGAAGGCGCGCGAGCACCTGAATTGCCAGCCCCGCCTGCTTGGGGTTGTCGTGGAGCAGCTGTTCCATGTGAGATCCTGACTTGGCCCTGTGCAGATTTTTCCATTCGTTACTCGGCCCATTGAACATGCTTAAGAATTCATCCAGCACATCCTTCGTTGACGCGGACCCTTCCTCGCGGAGCCCGAGGTCGTATTCATGCCGCAACGCCTTGGCGATAATGTCCTTTTCGTATGGCAACAGCTCGTTTGAGAAGTTTGCCACTTTCGCGTAAGCGAGCGCGTCGGCCTGATACCGCTGCGCGGCCGTTTCGAGGGCCTTGTTATACACCCGCGATTCTTCGTCGGGCGTAAGTTCCCGTTTTAGGATACTGCGGGCGCGCGCTACTCTCTGGTTCACGTCCTTTTTCCATAAAGTGTAATTACGATTGAGTGAGTGCACAAACCCAGCTCGGTACGCAAGCTCAGTGTATGTCTTTCCGAAGCCCCCTGCCCCGATTCCAGCGGCCTCGGCTGCCCCCTGCGTGTAGTAATGAACGCCGAGAGTCTTTTCGAAGAACGTGTTCGCCAGATCAAAGAAGAATGACCGTATGCCAGTTCCGGAAACCATGTCCATCGCGTCTCTGCGGCGCAGGATCATATTGGATTCGTTCCTTAAGGTAGCAGCTTCTGTGAAATTTGCAGTTAAGTGTGATACAGACGCCGGGGTTATGCGAGCCAGCACATCAGATATATCCCCGAGGCCCTTCTTCTCTGCGCGCCGCGCCAATTCGAGTTTAAGCTCTTCCGCTATCACCTCCGCGGGGGCAACTGTATCACTGCGGGACTCCATCGACAGTTTCTCTATAACAGAATCAACAGCTCCGTCTATCTCTCGGGACAACTTGTAGTATCTTGGAGCAGCCTTATCGCCGAGCTTTTTCAGCCGGGAGGGCTTGCGTTCTTTCTCGGCTTCCGGTGCCGCTTCCGGTGCCGCTTCCGGAGCTTCTTCCTTAGCCTCTCCGGGCGCCCGGATATCGTCACGCTGTTTCTTCAGGCTGTCTATAGCCGCGCCCATCTTTTTAACAGAGGCTTCATGCGCTTTCTTATCCTCTTCGCTGGCTCCATCTGCCGGCTTGTTCTTCTCCAGCTCCGCGCGCTTCGCCTCAATTTCCGCTATCTGCTCGTCCTTCTGTTTTATGGCCGCTTCTCTGGCGGTACGCTCCTTTTCAGTCTCAGGAATTATCTCTACTTCCCGCTCCGCTATAGCCTTTCTTCTATCCTGCAGCACCTCGTCACGTATCGCCGCTTTGTTGCGTATCAGAGTATCCTGCATTCTGCCAGCCAGTTTGCCTATGCTCCTGTTGTACAGCTTCGCGCTCTCTTTGTAAGCGCTGTCATCCTCAAGTGTCATGATCTTTCCAAGGTGGCGCATGGCAAGGTTTGCCGTACCGGGAATGGAGAAGGCTACGAGCTCGGCTATAGCCTGATCGCTGTTCGCGGGGAAGCTGGACTCAACTATGTTGCGCATGTAGGACTTGTGCTCATCGCCCTCCAGCCCGGTAAGCCCGCGCAGGAATCCGCCAAAGCGCTCTTCTAGCCACTCACCAAATATACTGCTGTAGCCCATCGCGCGAAGGTTGGCCATAAACTCCGAGGGGCCCACAGCCCCTCCGCGCTCTACGGCGAACATGGTCTTGAACACGCTCACCATCTTTGAGGCCGCCTTGTTTTTTACGGCGTCCACAGGTATATTGGCAGCATTCGACCCGGCGGCCAGGGCCCTCGATATCTTATTGCCGACCTCTTTCGAGACCTTCTTCCACGCGGCGGATGCGCCCTTGGCCCCGGGAAGCCCGCCCACCCCTGCGGTCAGCATGGCAGAAAGATACTCGCCTGAATACTCTGAGAAATACTCGATGAACAAGTCCCCGAGGCCTGCCGCGAACGACTTCTGATCTTCCTCAGTCTTGCCCTCAAACATGCGACGCAATTGTATGCGCGCGCCCGACGAGGTCACCGGCTCACCGGTTGTGGCGATGGAAGCCAGCAGCTCTATGGCCGTCTTCAATCCGACCTGTGCAGTAGCGATTGCCCCTCCGGCCACTCCGAAAGAAGCAGCGCCCCTCAAAAAATTCTCGGCGACTTTGCCGCCGAACTTTCCAGCCAGGCCTTCAGAAGTCATGCTTCCGAGTTCGTCCAAAAAGGCCCGGCCCATCATGGCGCGGCCTCCGAAGAATCCGCGAACCCCGGTCATCTGTCTCACGCCGACCGCAGCGTCGTCCAGGCTTCCGGCGGCGCGGAGCACGGCTTCATCGAACGTCGAGATTACGCCGGCCCTCGTGCGCTCCTTGGCGAGCGCGTCCTGTATTTTGGCTGCGGAATCTTGCAGCGCTGTTAACTGGGTCTTCTTCTCTGCTATGGATTCCAGAGTCTCTTCCCCGGCCTTCTTGCCAACTAACTTCTTTCCAACCTTCTTTGCCGCCTCTTCCGCTACTTCTTCCCCGGCCTCTTTCCCGACCTTCTTGCCGGTAGCCTTTAACAGGCCCTTCTCACCCTTGCTGATCACTTTCTGAAGCACGGATATCTCCGCCTTCTTTCCGGCGAGCATCTGGCCAAGGGTCTTTAACGTCTTCCCTGCCGCCAGTTTACTCGCGCTGCTGGACGCCGACAAGATCCTGCCGCCGACTCCAAACAGCGTGCCGAGACCCAGGGTGGTCCCGATCTCAAGGCCCATCATTATGGAAGTCTTTACAATATTACCCGCAAGGGACTTCCATCCGCCCTCGTCCATCCGCTTCATCTGCTGCATCAGCAGGTTGAACTTTACGACTTCGTCCTCCGAGACGTCGGAGAAGTCGCCATCTTTCATCTTATTGCCGATTTTTATCATGTCGACGATGTCAGCGGTAGACCCGAAGATCTCGCCAAACGGGATGAAGTCCGACTTCCTGGTCCCCATGAAGCCCTCAAAAAATCCGGCCCGGCCCTCGAGGTTCTTCTTGCCGAGCTCCAGCAGCTTTTTCCCTGACTCGTATTCTTCCAGCGGCTTGGACGGCATCGGCCCGTACCAGTCACCGAACATGCGGGAGAAAGTCTCCTGGCGTTTCTCTTCCTCTGTCATCTCCGGCGGCACGCCCTTCTTCTCCATGCCGGCAGTGTCCGCGCCCGTATGCGGGCCACCAAGTCCCCAAGCGGCTGCGATACTTGGTGCCTTGGCTGCGAAATCAACCGCGACCTCCTCGTCTGACGCGTCGGCAAGCTCGGGCGTGACGCTGCGGTGCCCGTTCAGAAGCTGGGAAGACTCCGTGAAAAACGGGGAAGAGTCCCCGGATATGCTTGCGGCGGTGCCTTCCGGGTCCAAATGATAGGCCGTTGAGTACAGGGTCTGCGGGCCTACGTTTCCGAACTGCGGGTACCTCGTCTTGTAGTCTTCGACGAACTCTTCACGCGTTTCAAATATCGCCATCTAAAGCCTCCTGAGTGCTTCCGTTATAATAGCACCTTGGTCACCTGGATGCAAGGTTACTTGCCCGCTGGGGCGCTGTCACGATAGACCATAGGCATGTACACCCCGGACTTCGTCGAAGCAGCCCACGAGTTCACCCCAAGAGCGGCATCGAGAAATGCTATGTAACCCTCCAGCGTCTTGCCACGCTTCTCCAGTTGTGTTCTCGTCGCAGCAATGAAAGCTTTATCCTCCTCCGCAGCAGACTTTAGGCGATCGTATACTCTTGTTTCTATCAATGCCCGGTCCTCCGGAGTAACTCGGAAAACAAGCGAGAGGTCCGCTTTTCGTTCCGCGTAGTCCCCGCCACCCAAGTCTTTCTTGTACTGTTCCAGCGCGTCGTACGCATACACGAGCCGGCCCGCGGCCCGCGAAGACGAGGCCGGAGCGCTGGGATTTGCGAGGGCCGCGGCCTCCAGAAGGGCCCCGCGAGCCAGCCCTAGTTGCACGAGCTGATTGCGTGTTGTCACCCCAGGAATTACCTCTGGAATTGTCACCGCCTCGTGTCTCTCTAGTAAAGCCATGTCGAGTTGTGAGCCTAGTCTATTTAACGCGGGGGCCACGCCAATAGTTGCTAGAGTGGAACCGCCCCCCACAATCGCCGCCGCCCGAGTTCCAGGCGCCGCGAGGTCGTCATCTAAGAAAACGCCCTGAGCGCGATTTCTAGTTAAGATGCAGGCCTCCGGAACACTGACGGACTTGGCTATCCCGCCACCCCACGTGCCACTTAGTGCGTTCCCAAATATAAGGTCTGACGTATCCTGTGTAATATAGGAGGACTGCTGCGACAGGGCCTTGCTGGCGGTAGCGCCATCCGAGTCGGACAGTGTGCGGTATCCCAGTACGTGCGCGGGATGACTCCTAACTCCAGTCCACACCTCGTCAAGGATCTTGGTAGGCATGCGAGAGTCCCGCAACGACTTAGCCGCCGCCCGGGCGTACTGTGACGACTTGATAAAGACACCCAAGACCGGATCTCGAACAACCGCCGGAGAAAGATCTTTTACGAGCTGCTGATAGCGCTGTTCGTCGTCCTTCGTCCACATGTCGCCCCACGAAACCGCGCCGTCCTCCGATTTGTCTTCGAAGAAGCTATCCGGTAATGTCTCTGCGTTGGGCCTGTAGCCGGCATGCTCCAAGAGACGCCTGCGATCGGAATCGAGTCTAGCCAGTTCCATGTGCGCCTCATCAAACGAGATAACCGGACGGTCCACTCCCGGGCCGGGGATCTTCAGCTCGGTAAGCGAAGTGGGCGTGCGGCCCTCGGTGACCAGCATATTGCGCGCGAGGCGCTTATTCTGGTCCGAGGCCTCGCGTTCGCTGTATGACCGAGCGCCGAGTTTGGTGGATCCAAAAATATGCTCCTGGAAATACGGGGCTTTGTTTCCGTACAGTTTCAAGCGCGTGTTCAGCCCCACTTCGGGATCGGCTAGAAGTTTTGTCATCTGCGTCGCTGCGTCGGGAGTGCCTTGCTGCGCTAGTTTTACAATTTCGTCCCCTAAGATGAGCAGTCTCTTGTGCTCCTGCCGCGCGTATTCGGGAAGGGACAAACCGCTTTTTGCAAGCTTCTCCGAAAGAGGCCCCCTCCCCTGTTCCGCCAACAACAGCTTGTTCAGGGTTCCAAGTACCAGTCGTTCGCTAGGAAGACCCGCCACGAGAGTCTGGGCGTTCTCCACCGGATTTTCTTTTTCGGAACCGTACAGAAAGTCCTCGTACATCGACAGCTTATCCTTGCCTATCAGTTCGGAAAACGCTGCCAGCTCTGCTTCGTCTTTCTTGCGTGCCTTCTTGTCGTCCTCAGTTAGTTCCCGCCCGGCCGCTTCGTGCTGTGCGTACGTTCTTACGCGACCGCGAAGCATGTAAAACTGCTTGAAGTCTGCCGGGCTTATGGCGGCGGTGCCGTCATAGTCCACAAGTTCGGAAAGGCGTTCGGCCTTCTTGAGTTCCACGTCGTTAAGATATGGAACTAAGTCCCTGCGCCCAACTCCGTTCTTTAGGAAGTACGCGCCGGCAAACAGCCGCGCAGCGCGATCAGTGCTGCCGAGTCCCGCGGCCACCTCTTCCGCGTTCTTCTCGACTCCGCCAAGCGTCACCTTAATTTTTTTCAGGCCCTCATACCGTTGATCCAAAGACTTTCGCGTGCCTTTAGTAATAACGTCCAAAAAGCTAGTGTTGTTGTTCAAAGTGACGTAGTTAAATAGAAACTTAGCGTCGTTGACTCCGGGCTGCAAACCGGACAAGAGGGCCCGCGCGGTCGGGGACCGCTCGAACTCGGTGCGCCGTTTAACCTCTTGCGCCGCCTGAAACTTGTCCTGCACCTCCCGGTGGCGCTGCTCGTAGTCCATCTGCGCAGTTTTGAGCTTGAGCAAGGCCGACGCCCGATCTATGTCTTCGTTCTTGCGACGAGCTGCCGCGTCGAGCATACTTTTTCGAAGTTCCATATCTGACTTAAACACTTGGGCCTGCAGTTCGGCGTTGCGCATGCGTTCTTCGCTTCTGCGCGCAGACGCGGATTCCTGTAAACTGGCCATGTAGGCGAGCCCGCCCATGATAGAAGAACCGATATCGCTTACGTCCGGGTAGGCGGCTCTTGTGGGGGAATAAGATTGGTAGCCCATATTATGTCTCCTTACGAAATTAACTTGTCATTCAAGGCTGCGATCATCGAGTCGAACGAGGCCATGATATTGGCCGGATCTATTTCCTGGGACGCCGCCGTGACACTGATTTCTTGCTGCGCTATCTTAAGATCCGCCAGCATCCTCAAAATATTTACGTTGGCCTGTATGTTTGTAGCGATCCTCTGGCGCTCTTGCTCTATCGCGCTAAGGTTGAGTTCTCTCGCTTTATACGACAACTCTGTAAGTGCCATGTTCCGCGATAGGTCATACTCGCGTATCTTTTCATATATTTCTGACAGGCCACTTCTGGCTTCCACAACCGCTGTCTGTACCGCGAGGCCCTGTTTTTTTATCTCATACGAAGTTTTGCCCAGGTCCCGGGCAGACAACGCCCGCCCCGCGCTTCCGAACACCCCGCCCGCCACAGAGGTTTCGCTCGCGGCGCGCCGAACGGACGCGGAAACATCCGCCGGTATTTCTCCACGCAGCATTGACGCGTTGGCCTCTGACAATTGTTCGATAGACTTGGACAATGCGCTAACGCTGTCTCCCAGCGGGCCTGTCGGAATTCCGGCCTGGTCAAATGGGATAGCCTCGTTTCCCGGGGTTCGCGACGCGACAGGGTCGCTCAAAACGTACCGCTCCGTCGTCTCCCACTGCGAAGCTCCGCCAAAGCCGGGCATTACGTTTTGTTCAGAGGCCGGGTCGGGCACTACCGGTCGGGTTGCCTGATTGTTATTTACATTGTTCGCGACCATACACCACGCTCCTTATTTACTGGCAAAAGCTCCACCTATCGAGACTGGAGCAGCTCCGCCCACCGGTTTGACGTCCTTCTTTCTCGCCTCTACAGCCAGCTCCTCCCTCGCAAGGGCGTTCTCGCGGTTTGCTTCGTTCTCCCTCGATTCCCACTCCCGCTGTCTTCGATTTTCGTCTTCGGTCCATTCACGAGCGGACTCGTCGGATTCTTTTGCGATATAATAACCCGCAAGTGTAACCAGTGCAGTCAGGGCGGGACCGGCAACTCCGCCCACAAGTTTCCAGTCAATCCCCAGATCCTTGCCGCCCTTCGTTTTTCTGCGACCGCCGACTGTGATCTCTTCGGAAACTATCCCCGACATGGTGGATCCGGCCAGGGCTATATCTGTCTGCGCCGACATGAGCATGGAGAGGCCGTCTTCTATTTTTCCGGCCGCAATTAGTCTCCGCCCCAGCTCTACTTTCTGCATAGCGCCGGAAACCAGCATGTTTGTGCCGAGGGTGTCGCTTGCGCTTCCGTGCACCAACTTTCCAGTTAGGTCGTTGTACGTTGCCAGGCCGGTGCTTATCTGGTCCTCGAGCGTTCCGACCATCTCGGTCAGCAACGGATCGGCGGCGGGGACTGCTGGCGCCGCGGGCGCGGAGAGTGCGGGCGCACCGGATACAATATCGTTAAAGCTCTCTATGAGTGGCGTGAGGTCGTTTGGCTGTATCGGACCGCCACCGGACTCCGCCTTTATGCGAAGCTCCGATAAAGACGTCTCGATTCCCCGCACACCAGTTTCCATCGACGTATAATCGTCTCCGACGCGGGACTCAGCCGGTAGGGAAGACGAAAAGGTTTCCCACTTGTCCAAACCCGCCTGAAGTGTTTCTGCGGAGACTCCGGCAGAAAGGTCTATCTTCAAATCGACAGGAGTGACCGGAGCGGCGGATGCACCCAGAGCCGTACCGGCCGGAGTTGCCTCCGCCCCCACCGGAAGTTTCACCCTTTCTACCAGCGAAAAATTAGTGCCGTAGCGTCCGGTAGCGCTGTCCGTCGAGCCGGGCTTAGATTTCGATTTTGTCCTCGCGCTCCTCGGTGCGGCGTCCCCCGGCGCGGCGCTCCCAGGTTCAGCTAGTCCGAGGGGGTGAAAATCTCCGCTGCTATCGGAATAAACAAACCCCGGGTCGTTATACCAATGAGTGCTCGCCGCGTTGTCGTAGCCAAAGAAGATATTCCCTCCAGAGTGGCCCTCAGCGAAAGGGGCTCCGGGCGACATTACGTTGCCTACAACGTCACCAAAACCTCCGAAAACACCGGCGTCTGGCAAAAAATTACTCAGGGTGACCGCGGTATTGCGGAACGCGCTACCTATGCTCGCGCTCAGGTCAATGCCAAAGTCTATAGTGGCGTCAAGTACCCCGCCCCAACTAAATCCGTTGTTGTTCATTAATCGTCTCCTAAATCTCTATTTCATATTACCACACCAAAAAGCCACAGTAAATGGGCTTACACCACGTAGTCACTTGTTCTCGCCAAATAGTCTAGGTCGTCGTCTAGATATGGTCGCTCCCCAAAATCTGCTGACGGGTATAGAGGAGCAAGCACCCTATCTGAAGTCGGACGACCCGACAAATCCTGATATGGCGAAAAATAGTCGTTCGAAGTGTCGTATTTAGGGGCAGAAAATTCTGGGTATCTGCTCTCCAGCGCCCCCTGCAAATAGTGACCGAGCGCGTCCGACATAAAGTCTCTACCCGAGTAGTCGTCGTCGAGCCACAACCTCGCGGCATCAACCATGTAGCTTCCGCCGGGAACCATTCCGCCGGCCTGTCCGGACAGCCAAGACCACCCGAACTCCGCGCCCGCCTGTCCCCAAGTTCCTCCGTCGGTCTTCACCCGCACTGCGGAAGCTGTAGCGCCAAGTAGGGGATTTACCGCGGTCAGTGCGGCAGTTCCCATGGTCCACGCGGCGTTCTCGGCCACGTCTCCCCAATCGACTTCGTAGCCGCCTAAGTCCATCGCGATGGCCGTGGAGACCTGTCGCCCAACGGAGGCGCCTCCGGCGAACAACGCCGCACCGGGCGGCCCCCCTACGGCATAACCAGCTATTGTGGCCATCGTAGTTATGGCTGCCGAGGTTATCATATTTAAGTCTCTGTCGAGGTCTTCCCACCCGAGGGCGTCAGTGTAAAAATCTCCTGCCGCCGCGTGTCCCTGTTGTCCCCCCAACAGTTCCGCGCCCTGTCCAGTAAAATATAGGGAGGCACCGAAAGTAGAAGGCGCCAGCAAGACCGGGGCCACGTAGTCCACCCCCGCCCAAACCCAGTCTGGCAGATCGTCTGCCTTAAACCCCAAGTCCTCCCAGATCCCGCCGCTAGGATTTCCAGTGGCCACGAGGGCGATATATCCATCTCCTGAGTCTACCTGCTCCCAGTTTTCACCGGCTACCTCCGTACCTTCCGGGAGTATGACTATCTGTCCGGGGTCATCTCCGTCCCCGGTGAACACTCCACCGGTGCGGTCCAATGCCGCCTGACTATACACCGCCGCGTGCTGGTATCCACCGCCCTCGAGCGGCGTATCCAGGTAAGTTATCTCGCCGTTTAGCGAGGACTCAAACGCCTCGATAGTCCCGTGGTCTACCCAGTTGTCTAACTCCCACTGCGTCATGTTCACGCCGTAGGTATCGCGATATAGGTCATTGTACTGGCGCTGTTCGTCGGACAAAGTCTCTGGGTCAACTGTTTCGATGCCGTAATTGTTCGGATCTACGCCGCGTTGCCTGGCCTCGGCTGACGTTACTAGCCCCCGCAAAATCTGTTGCTCGCTTGTTTGATTATCAACCCAGGCAAGATCGTCTTCTGTGACGTGTCGACCAAGAACATCCATGTACATGTGGTCGAGATTCTGGTATGTAATTGTAGGGCTGTCCTCATCCTCGGGGTTCCCATTCAGCGATATTTCGTGCTCGGGATCGTCGAATAAATCTCCGGTCTCGTAGGTGCCGGGGGGAGATAGCCCGGACGCGCCCGAGGCGGATCTGCCGCTTCCACCAGAAGAATCGCTATCGCCGCCAGAGGAGCTTCTGCCCTTGTACTCCGGGGACTCGCGTATGGCCCGGCGAATATCCTCGTCTGACATGCCCGCGTAGGCGGCACGCCCGGAAGGGTCTGCATTCCGACCCAGCTCCTCCTGATAAATTTTATCAATGTCGGTTGCCATTGGTTACCTCGAAATATACCTGCTCACACTCGCTCCCATCAGATCGACGTCGTGATCAATCAGCTGGACGTTGAACCCCTGTGAATCGTGGTTGGACTTCTGATTCGTCAGCAGCCGGATCGCGTTGGCTTCAAACTCCACGCCTTGATTTAGCTGCTGCTTGTTCTCGAACTCGATCGCCTGCACCATCATCTTGATGGCGGGAATGTTCTGAATTGGAAGAATGTCGTCCGACGCGCGCAGCTTGCGGCTGGCCATCTTTCCGTATATTAGGATGTTCGAAGCGCTGCAGTTTTGTCCGCGCAGTCGGTATCGCCTCCAAAACGGCCGCGTCTCGTACGGACCGGCTTTGCAGAGGAACCACATGCGGGCGGTCGTTGGCTCTACGGCGTACAAAGAGACGTGCCCGGCGGTTTCGGGTTTGCTCCACGCGGTGATCTGACGATAGATGCGTTCGGACATCGGGTAGTTCGTTATCTCTGCCGTGAGCGCCCCCTCTGACCCGCCGTCCCAAGGCGTAATGCGAACCTGCTCGGACGGGGTGAAGGCGGCCCCGGTCGCGCCTAAAGCGGCGTTGTACTTGTCCAGCCCCTGCAGAGTAATGCACTGGTTGACATCGGCCGGCGACGTGCTGAAGGCCATTATGTTCAGGCCGTCAACAGTAAACGTCCTGTCTGTCTCCCTGCAGCCGGCCGGCTCCTCGATAGATGGCAGATCGTACATCAGCGGATACAGACCCATCTCGTCGATGTCCTTGTACCCGGTACCGCACCACGACCGCTCTTCGCCCGGCCCGGAGGCCATAAAGCGAAAGTACGGACTGTTGACAGTGGACGGGTTATTGTCGATGTTGATCGCGCGTATGGCCTCGAGCTCATTCGGGAGCGGGAACGTCCAGTTGTCAACGCGCGCTCTAACGATCATCATACTGTGCGGCCAGTCGCCAACCTGCAGCAGCCGGTCGCAGGCCTCGTTCACGCGGTCAATCATCGTGTCCCGGTCACATGCGCCGCTGCCATTCTCGACGAAGCGGGCGGTTGCGTTTATAGCGTCTTGAAGGGTGTAGAGATTCATAAGGCTTCGCCTCTGGTTTTAAAATGATGTTTTAATGACGCGGATATCTTCTTTCTCGTAGCGCCGGATACCGCATAGCTCTTTCTAGCAGATATCCGCGCCGCGATATGTTCTGGTGACTGCTTTCTTCCTTTTCGCGTAGCCGACATTTTTGCGCGCGCCTCGGAAGTGTGCCTAATTCCTATGTGTGCCTCAGACATCCTCTTTAACGTGTCGCTGGAGAACTCGCGCCGCTCGCGTGTCTCTAAGCATAGGTTATACCCAAAGGCCGGAGCTATCGTGTTATACTCTAAAATCCAAAAATGTTCGCGCTCCGTTAGCGCGGACACCTCGGCTTCTTCCAGCACACGAAACTCGAAAACGTCGGCACCATATTTGTTATACGCGGCCTGGAGGTGACTATTATGATGAATACCACGAGCCAGCCGGTTAAAATGAAACCAGCGACGATGCAGCAAATCATTGCTCTGCCCTATATACCGCTTCCCGCTCGCGGCGTTATATATTTCGTATATTCCGCACTTCTTCATGCTATCTCGCAGACGTAATCGAAATCATGGAACTCTTCTTCAGGATACTGTATTAAATTAGCGTTATCAGTTTGACATTGCGCCCGCGGAGCCTCTTCGACAACGGGGGCCGCCACAGTAAATCTGTTTATCTGCAAACGTCCGGTCCACTTTATCATAAACTGAAACGCGTGGCCGGAATACAACGCCTCTTTTGTCACGGAGTTACAATTGGACATAGTAGCGGGATTAACCGCAAACTTTACTCGCGCGCGCACTTGGGCGGGGGAACCGGCCGGAACATTAAATTCCTGAGAACCGAGTAACGTCCAGGTCGGGTAATGTATGGGACGAAAGTAAACTTCCAAAGTTGTCGGCCTGGTAATACCGGCTATTAGCAACTCAACATACGAGAGATTCTTCGTCCTATGCAGCCAATACATTTCATTATACTGGCCGCTGTACATCTTTGTGACTATGAAAGATTCGATACTGGTGTCGTTCGGGTCGGAGTGCAGGGACTCGTCGGCTCGAAGCAGATAAACGTCTTCGTCCTGGGCTACAATTGCGTGGAGCGAGTCGCAGAGGGACAGCACCTGTTTGAAATCGAAACCGGTCCACATGCCCTCGTGAAGCGGCGGGATCTCCGTGGGGATCGCGGTATACGCCTGCGCGAAGTCGAGCGAGCACACCCCGCTACCATCGCATAGAACCCAATGCAGCCGGTTCTTAGCGGTCGCAGCGGATATGTACGGCCGATACTCGTTGGTCGTAAGCTGAACCCAGCGCTCTGTTTCGAAGCTCTTGGTCGTGTTGAACTGGGCGGCTCCGGCGTATCCGGCAGAACCCAGCTGAGTGCTGTCATAATAAATGGAGCGCAAATACTTGTTTGCGTCGACATACCAGATGTCGTCGTTAACGTTTACGATAGAGCTCGGGCTGTACGTGCCGGCGCCATAGAACGCGACCTGCGAGAAGGCGATATCCTTCCAGCTCTTCTCTGTGCCTATGGACGAACGCGGCGAGGATACCTCGAATGCACTAACGCCGCGGGAACCAAACACGTACAGGGAGCCGATGCCGGTGCCGGTTGAGGCCCCCCGCATCGCGCCCATTCCGTGAATAAATCCAAGTTCCGCCGGTAGCCCGTAGCATCCGCCTTCATCGAGACTGCGGTGCTCGGTCATGCGGAATACGGCGGCTGGCTGAAGCACGTCGAGTACGTCTGAGCTGATGAAGCAGGCCCGGCCGGACTCTGCTGAGTCAACGGGGACGTCGTCCGCATTCGTGTAATAGCTTTCGTCGTCACTCAACTCGAGTTCTGGCAAAGATTCCGGGGCCAACTTGGGGACAAAGTGATAACGGCCGTGGGCGTACGCCCCTATGGTGCCGATCGGTAGCGCGACCCACGGAGCCTGCTCTGCGTCGGTCGGAGGCGGGCCGTCCAACACGGCGTCGCGCGCTACGCGGCTGAATAATCCGCCGGACTCCTGTATAACTATCGGGCGCGACACTCCGTCCTGCACGACCATCCAGCGATACACCTGTGTGAAGTACACCTGAGTGGTAGTAATTGAGAGTGTGTGCCCGGTTATTTCAGTTATCGCGCCAGTCGTACCATTCCGCACGTACACCTTTCCCGAGATCGCAAAGGCCATGTGGTCTGCCTCGTCCAGCGCATAGACACCCGCCCCCTGAAACTTTCCTGACCCGAGAGTGCCGAGGTTCGTGAACCCTGGGCGGGTATGTATGTACCCTCCGCGGGTACTGCAATTCACCGCGTAGGCGTACTGGCCGTTGGAGTCAAGCAACAGCGGGTCGAGCCCAGAGTGCATGCCCTTGGTCATCGCACTGAAGCCGTCACTCGTTGTGTATGGTTCCTTGTAAGCCATTATGCCTCGTAAAGATAGTGGAACGTAGAAACTACTGCGGCTCCGGGTGCAACTAGAAATGCAACTACGCTTCCGGTAACCGTGAAGTCGGCCGCGTCTACTATAACTCCGTCATTTAAAATGTTTACGACGCCGCCCGCCGGGGCGTGCGCCAGGGTGTGATCCGTCTCTCCCGCAAGCCACGTGCGCTGTTCTACGTGCAGCTGTCTCGGAGCCGGCGTCCCGGTCAAGTCCGCGTACGCCCCGCTAATAGCCACCGGGGCGAGGCCCGAGGCCAGATTCGCCAGATCAGTTTCCAGGACATCCACGCGGCCATCCAGGCTTTGGATAGCCGTATTCGCCGAGTCCAGATCAGTTACCTCGGCGTAGTCCGTGTCCAGCTTCGACGCGGTTATGGCGCCGTCAGCGATTTGCTCTGCGGTTAAGGGCTGTTCAACGAACTCTCGCTTCAGCCTTGCCAACTGGGTCGAGGTAAACAGGCGCGGCATTTGGTCTCCTTACGCTGGTGTCCCCATATATTTCACGTACAATACATCATCGTCAGCAATTTCAAAGGTAACGAAAAGCAAATTGCCGGATACGACGAAGTCGGGGGTCTCCCCGTCAAGCTGTACGTCCTCGTTTATAGCTCCCGTCAATCCCTGACCAACCAACGGACGCTGGTCTACTGTGCCGGCAAGGCGCAGAGACACGGAGTGCGGGTGCACGGCGGCTTCGTCCAAAATGAAATAATACCGCGGCACTACTCCATCACCAAGCGCTGCAGGATAGTTCGGGTCACAAACGTTCGCCGCTATCTTGTTGCTGCCAAGAAGCCGCTCGACACGAAAGTTAAGATTATCTTCATTTATCATGAACTGGTTTATCACAATATTTACGGCCGCGGGCTCTGGTGAGCAGTTACTGAACGAGGAACAACATCTTGTCATAATCGCATCTCCTTAATAAAAACACAAATACATAATACCAGTTATCGACGCCCGTGTCTACTTCACGGCTTCTTTCTAATAACCGGAATGCACGCATCTCCACGCTCTCCAAGCAGCTTCGCCAAGTCTGCGGCGCTTATGAAACAATCGCCGCGGACACCCCAGTCCGCTCCCCACGAGTTGTGCAACCTGTACACGCGCAACTTGTAGCTATATCCATTACAGAGGATCGCGTGTCCGCCCTGAAGCGCCCCTGTCGGATGAACGAAACCTTTAGAATCTGGCTGGGACATTCCCGCGTACCAGTTTATTCCAAGGACTGCGGGTCCGAGGTGTCCTACGGCGAAAGCAAGTTCGTCTTCACTGAATGCCCAGCGGTACTCGTCGTACCACCCGCGTTCTTTACCGGCCTTCATGGCCGCGAGAACAGAAGATCCCTCGTATGCGGGACCCGGCCATTCGTCAATTTCTTTCGCGCGGTGGTAAATGCTGCGGGCTATGTCGTCGGAAACTGGACTTACTACGCACGGGCGGGCGGCCGCTTCGTGGGTCACCGCAAAGCCCGTGCAGGCGCCCTCGCGGCCCTGATCAAGATTAACGTCGCAGCGCCAGGTGTAAGAGCGCGGCTTGGTGGTGCCCCACAACAGGGCCATGGCGGGAAATCGGAGGCTTCTTTCGTCGAACTTCGCTATTCTGTCAAACGTTCTCTCCACTTTCTGCCTCCTTTTTGGCCTGTTTGCGCCGGGCGTGGGCCGCCCGCATTTTGTTACGAACTGCCTCTGTGTTGAGGGCTGCGGTCACCTTTTGGACGTGTTCCGATGGTTTTTTCTTCCCTCGAAGTGACAGGGATATCTTAGTCCGGTGCTCCTCGGACAGCGGTTTCCCGCGGTGAAGCTCCGCGGCCATCTCGACAGCCTTCCTCGGTGGGCCGCCACGGGCCTTGCTTTTCTCAGACATAATTTTTAGCGTTTCGGGGGAGTGCCGGGGCGCGTCTCCGCCTTCGGTAGTGTTATATCCAAATCGCCTATCAGTGGCACAAAAATATCGTATCCAGGATTTTTCGCGTGCTCCGAGCATATCTTCCGGGACTTCTTCCAACACCCTAAATTCAAAGGCAGCCTCGCCATATTTTGAGAAAGCAGACTGCAAGTGTCTCGAGGTGTGGGTGCCGCGACGAAGTTTTTTAATGTGGTCCGTGAATCTGTGATACATGTGCACGCTCTGGCCCACGTACACTTTTCCGGAATCGGTGCAGAATAGTCCGTACACCCCACTAACTCTCTCAGACGACAGCGGATAGTCCACGATTGCTCCTCTGCTACAGTCAAATTTCAAAAATAGAAAAACCGACGCCGGCTTTCCACGAGGAGACCTGGAACCGCGCAGTCGGCCGAACGTCAGTTTATTCTGTTAAATCAATTGCGGCATTGGTAGTTTCCTCCGCCTCAAAATCGGCGGGGGACACCAACCACGTGTCGCTGTCAGGTCTACACCGATAGTCGCTGCAAGAGCTGTCCGTTCTCTCACAGGATGAGTAGAACGGACAGCAAATATTGCAGCAACAGGCCATTTCGAATTCGCTTAGTACGCGTCTTCGACCACAGCATCAATCTCAGCCGCGATCGCGCTCTGAGTATCAACGCCAGCAACAACCGCGTCTTCAGCGCCGGGATACAGCGGATAGAGCGGATGAACGTTCGCAGTATCCTGAGTGTCCGTCGCGACAACCGCGGCAGTCTCATATGGCTGCGGCTGTCCGTCAGCCGTATTCGGAACGGTGATCCCGTTTCCAGACTGATCTGTATCAGTCGGGTCGTAGGTCGGAAGCATTCCGGAAGGCGTCGCGGTATAAACCACAGTCTGTCCGAGTCGATTTGTATAGCTACCCATGATAGTACTCCTCTTTTAAAGTTGTCCCGGGGCCCCGGATTGGCCGGGGCCCCAGGTGTTGATTATGCCAGCACGATCGTATGACCATCCACACCGTCGGTGAAGGCGGCGTTCGCGGTCTCAATCATGACGGTATACGTCGGGGCGTCCACTGTGGCCGCGATGTACCCGCTGATCGTCTCGGACGTAGTAACGTCCGTGATCGTCACAGCTGTTCCGACGCTGACCTCGATAGGATCAGGCATCGTGATCGTGAAGACGACGGCGGTGCCGAAGTCATCCGTGTCAACCGAGTCCATCGAGGACGCGGCGACGGCTTCGTCGATCTCGGTCGTTCCGTCAGTGTCCGTATCACAACGGGTCACGCGAGGAACCACACAACGACGGTACAGCAACACGATGGCGTTGGCGGCGTTGTCTTCGGGCTTCGGGTGATACTCGAAGCGGCAGAAGAAGTAGCCGATTTCGCCAAGGACGTTGGTGTCCATGTCGCGGTTGTTGATCCAGGCCCAGTTGCCGTTGAACGCCGGGGCGCCAGCGGAGAAGGACGTGCCGGAGCCGAGGCTCGTCAAGACGCGCGGAACGAGGATCGTGTACGTGTTCTTCAAGAAGAAGATGATCGTACCGAACTCTGCGTTCAGGTAGTCAGGATTGGTCTCGGGGCGGTTACCGATCGCGATAGCGGCGCCATAGCGGCGGGGCTTCACGCGCTTCAGAGTCGCGTTGGTCGCGCCGATGCTCTTAAGAGCCCAGCGAGGCTGCTGCGGATCGTGGGCGATCGCAATACCGCGATAGGTCTTGAAGCCCATATCGAAGCCGGTGATCAGCTGCTGAGCTTTCGCATAGCGGAAGTCTTCGCGCAGGTTGGCGTCGTTGTACACCATCTGCTCGAATTCGTTCTTGTCCATCATGGCCATGAAGACCGGCATGCCGGAGTCATTGCCAACCGCGCCGTCGGGAGCCATATCCGTAAGCCACTGTTTGCAGTAGTCCAGATAGTCCCAGTTCAGAGTGCTGATATTCGGGAGCAGCGCCTTATTGAACGTGATGACCTCATCGCCGTCGGCGTCGTCCACGAACGGATCGAAGCTGAAGCGGGTCGCCGAGTTGTCAATAAAGTCGCAGAAACCAGAAGTCATCACAACGCAGTGACCAGCAAGGCTGGCGAACCACATATAGATTTCACGCTGGAACGTCTCGCGGGTGTCGTCGACGATCGCGCCGCCGGCTTTCAGAATCATAGCCAGCTGCTCTTTCGCCTTGTCGGCCGTATAGAAGTCGCGGACGCAAAGGACCGGGGACTTCCACTCACGCCGGAAACCGGTGTAGCCCATGGACTCCACGTTCCAGTCATAAGTACGGGGGTTGTACGTACAGGCGTCGACGCCGTCGCTCTGTCCGGAGCCGCGCGCGCTGGGCTGAACCTTCGACCACGCCGACAGGCCGGCCTGTTCACCGAGGGTGCCGCGGAAGATGTTGGTCGTCTGGCTCTGACCCATGAACGGTTCGTACACGCCGTAGGGCACGAGGTCGCGCCAGGCGTTGGGGCGCTGCATTTGCCCGTTTTTCAAGAACTCGCCGACGTGTTCTGCCAGGCGTATAAGTTTCGCGTCCGTCTGCAACAGACGCCCGTTGATAGTAGTATCAACGTTCGGAATTGTAATCGGGTGTGGCATATGCCTCTCCTTATCGTTGGTTAAAAAATCTCACGCCCTCTCGAGCGTCGTTCTTACTACCGACGATGCGATCGGTCTTTTCAGCATCTGCCTTATCCCCGGGTGGGGCCGCTGGATCACTTCGGATTTATAGATCCACTCTTATATTTAGCATTTTCTGGAATACAAGTCAAGTCCTTGGCGGGGTTTTCCTTATCAATCGGAAAAATTATCGAACCGTCGTCTTCTATAAGCCCCAGCTCCACCAGTTCCGTACGAAGCAGCTCTGGGCTCTTTCGTGTCTGGTTATCATCAAACCACAGCGGACGAAGATTGGAGTGGTGCACAATTTTACGTTGAACTTCTTGATTGTTTAGATCAACTATCGCGAAAGGGACTATGTGGTCTATATTCCAGTGACCCGGCCCTCTCCCCCAGTTACTCCACGACATCCCGGGCAAAAACTGATCCTCTATGTATTCTCTAAATTCTTCTATCGAACAGCCGAGGTCTTTAACGCTGCTCGCCAAACGAGAAAATCCGGCCTTCACCGCCGCCCTAAGCCGCGCCCTTAAAACAGAGGACAGTCGAAAATGTGTGTCCGTTCTATACCTCTCGTCTGCCCGGGAAGTAACGCGGGCACGAAAGGCATCCAAATTCTTATTTTTATACCTGGTCTGACGCGCGCGTTTTCCATCCGGATTTGAAATAGTGTATCGGCGTTCTTTAGCATTGTGCTTCGAGTTGCACCCGGCACAACGTGTTTTTCCGGGCTCCGCCGGATTTCCACATCTTGAACACAGGTCAGCTTCCCGACGCGAGGATCGCATTCGTTTGTCTGCCGCCCGGTAACATACTTTACAACTAGACGCGCGTCCAGATTTCACAGCACGCGATCGTGAAAACTCAGTGACTGGTTTCTCCAGGCCACACTTGGTACACACCTTCGTAGCAGACCCGGCCCCGGGTGACACAGGTGGAGCGACTTCGCATTGCGCGTCGATAACCTCCGGGACCGGGTTGCTGTTCTCTTCAATAAACTGTTCGTCCATAAGTCACTCCTTCTGCTGGTGTCACCCAACATCTTTAATATACGCAAAAAGCCCCGGGCCGTCAAGACCCGGGGCTAATCTAGTTACAGTTTATTGTTCCCAGTTCTGGTCCACGAATTCATTCACGGAGGTCGGAGGAGCCGCCTCGCCCGGAGCGCGCGTGGTAGGCTGATTCGAACTGCCGCCCAGACTGGGGCGAGTTCTGTTCGCTATGGCGTCATACTTGGACTTCAAGTCTTCGTACTTAGTCTTCAGCTGCTCGTAGCCCTTTCGGTACGTGGGAGCGGCAATGCCCTCAAACACGAGCCGGGCCAGATCTTCGGGCTTGCCTGCGCGGATATACCCAATCGCGGCGTTCCTGCGCGCCTCTACGCCCTCGTTCCATTTCGGATCCTGGCCGCGCTGATACAGCCACGAACCATCCTTGGAGACGGCCTCGAACGCCTGTTCGGATACCCGGGTCAACTGCTCGGCCATGCTGGTGGACACCCGGCGAGTCTCCTCGACTTCGATGGCCGCGCGCGTCTCGCGCCAGTTCTTTATGGCGTCATCACGCCGGCGCGCCAAATCCTCGCGATCTTCCAGCAAGGTGGCTACGGCTCCAATGGTCACGGCAGTCTCTTCCGGCAGCACTTCTTCGAGCCTGGCCGGGTCATTCATCCCGGGCCTAAACACGGTACGAGCCAGCTCTACCGCCTGCTCCTGATTTTTTCCGCTGCGCATAAACTGGCGGACTACTTTTCCGAACAGGTCCCGGAACGGCTTGTCGTAAGTCTCCTGAAAGACTTTGGAGCGGGTGATATCCATCTGACCGATGTAGTCTTCTTGCTCTTTCAGCTTGTCTTCCATCTCCTTCAGCTTGTCTTCCGACGGCGCGGTCTCGAGCTTCTTACGCAGCTCTTCCAGCTCTTGCTCTTTCATCTGACGGTCGCGCTCGATGTCAATCGCCTTCTGGCGCTCGGTCTCCAGTTCTGAACGAAGCTGTTTCCAAGTCTTGATCGCCTCGTCGCCCTTACGAACCACGTGGTCTGGAACGGACTCGTCTGTTTTTATAGGAAGCACGGGCTCGTCTTCAGCCGGTTTCGGCGGGTCGATCGGCACGAAGTCGCTCAGCTCTCCCGGGTCGCCCGCCTTCATGCCGGGCTGCGGCTCGGGCTGCGGCTCGGGCTGCGGTTGGGGCTGCGGCTGCTCTTCGCCAAACATGTTGTCGATGAATTCACCGGCTGATTCTGCGGCTGCTGCGCCGGCGGTCGCGCCGGCAGTGTCTACTGTCTTACTCATTTGTCCTCTTCTCCCCGTTATTTACGCCTTCGGGGGCATGGCTGTTTCGGCTTCAGTTTTTTTCGTCGGGAGCGTGGCTCCATACGTGGTGGGCGGAAGCACATTATCGCCCTCCAAATCTGCGAAGTCCTCGAGGCGCTGACACGCCTCCATGAACTCCTCCGCTGTCTCTCTCCTGACAAGCATCGCAACCGCCTCTGAATGGACGGAGCGAGTTGTCGGGTCGCTCGGCTTCGGCGACACCAGGTCTGCCGCGAGACTTAGGAACTGGGCCGTCTCAGGTGCCAGGGCCCAGGCCCTGTATTTTTCTCGGACTCCGGGCGTCTTAAATAGACTCGCAAGTCCGATGTTCTTCGTGTTAATCATTTCCAGGTCTCCTTATTTTTACTTACCGGGCGGGGTCTGCGCCTTCGCCCGCTCAATTTCGAGCTTTGCTTGGACTTTCGCCTGATCCAAAGCTATATCAACGGCCTGACGTTCCGCCTTAAGACGCATGTCCTGCGCGTTCTGCTCAGCTTTAATGCGCAGCTGTTCTTGCGTCTTCTGTGCCCGCATCGCATTCAGTGACTGCACCTTCATCGCATCAACCTGCGCAGCCATCTCTGCCTTCGCCAGCTCCACTTGAGCTTCGGCACTCAGCGCCCGCTGCTCTGCGCCCTGCAGCTGCTCGGCACGCTGCTGTTCGAGCTTCGCCTGCTCTTCCTGCATCTTCTGGATCTGCTTGGCGAATACGTCGTACAACGCGGAAGCCTGACGAAGAACCTGCACGCCCTCCTGTACGAAGGCCTTGCGAGTCGGATCCGTCTGCAGGTACTGGAGATGCGCCTCCATATTCGGGAGAGCCGCGCCGATATACATCATAGCGCGCTGCGGGTCCACGGCTTCTAAACCTTGCTCCTGCACCGCCTGCATGATCTGAAGAATCTGCTGAGCATGGCTCTTAAAGTGAATCGTATGAATCTGGTCACTGCCGGCCGGGATCTGTATTCCCGCACCGAAGCTCGCATTTTCAAGCGCGGCTATGCTGTGTTCGTTGCTGTTCATCTCGTCTCTGTTCATTAAAGGAATGAAGCGATCGAGTTCTTCGTAGGACGTCTGTGCGGCCGCGTACTCGCGCAGAACTTCTTTACGTCCGCGCTCATCCAGTTCTCCACGCACTTGCATTAAATTATTGAGCGCGAGCTGGCGAGCCTGGGGGCTGCCGCCGCCGATCGGTTTCACTGCCATAACGCGCCACTTGTCGTAGTCCAACAGGAGCTCCAGCGGGACGCCGCGCTCGACGCAACGACGAATGAAGACTATCGCGTAGTCTTTCCCTGGATAATCCATCTCAGATAAGATATAGTCCGGGCTCGTGAGGCGCCGGAATATCTCACGGTACAAAACCTGAAGGTGCTTGGAATAAAAGACGGTCTGCTGGCTCTCGCCTCTAGCCGCCCGCGCGGCTTTGTCCTGAACCTCAGCCGCGGATACCGGCTGCTGGTTGACGGCCGGGTATTCTGCGTAGTCCTTAGTCTCGCGAGTATTGTTCTGCACCAAGTCGGAACTCACGCGACGAAGTGTTAGGATGTCTCCGATTTTGGGCTGAAAATTTTGTTGCTGAATGTTTAGCCCGGGGTCAATAACGGTGAGTAAACCCGCGCGGACGACCTGCAGTTTGTCCTTCGCCATCGCGGACTGCGGCTGAACGAGCAACGAAGCAGAAGTCATGCCGGCGTCGAACGCGCGGCCAAGGAATCGGTTAGACATATCGCAATGCTGCTCAAGGTACGACGCGATGCCGCGACAGGACTTCAGATAACCGTCGCCATAGTTATACGGAAGAAGCCAAAGGACCTGCTCCATGCTGTCGTAGCGCTCGGGATCGGAGAAGATGAAGCTGTCACTATCTTTGTCCTCAAGCCGCGCGAAAATCTTATGCGCAATTTTCTTTGACTTTACCTGCTTGTAAACAAGGTGCACGCCCTCGATCTGATCGAACTCGTGATTCTGGTAAAAGAAATCGTTGTTGCGGTATAGCTGTTCGAGAGACTCCCACTCCGTACCTTGAAGAGTTCCGCGCCCGTCGTCCTGTTTCTCGCCGCCGTAATAAATGTTAATCAGAAGTTTTCGTATAGCCGGAACGTTCCATCCCGATTCCTTCGCGAGGTCTTCGTCCTCAATGTACCGGAACATATCGCCGACGAAGAACTTGTCGTGCAAACAAAACAAAGGAAGTTTCTCCGTGTCCAATCCCGCGGTCGGATCTGGCATGAACATAGACATGTGGTACGGCTTGGGACGCCAGTCCCATTCGTCCGGGAACAGCGCTACTCCGTAGCCGTACGCATCCGCCTCGCGGCCGACGAGATCGAGAAGCGGATAGAAGCCCGTCCAATCTTCCTTAAGCAGGCGGGTAAATTCTTCCTCGATAATGCCGGTGTACGGCTGCTCGACCTTCTGCTGATCTATTTTGAAATTCTGGTGGACTCGAATCAGACTGTTCACCTCATAATAAGAGCTGAACCGGCGGGCCGCGCGGTCGTCAAGAACGGCGCGGAGTTCGAGGAAGTTCACGTTCGTGCAATATCCAAGACCTTTCTCTGCCAGCATATCCGGGTCCCACGGGGGCTTACCGTCTATCTGGCCTTTGATTCTGTCCCGGCGGTAAGCGTCTGACTCGTTTACATCGTGGAGCTTCTTGTAAATAGCGCGTGCGGCGGCGATCGTAGCGACGCGATCTTCGACCGGGCGACCCGACTCGGTTACGGACAACAGCTCTTCTTCTTTACGAATATCTTCAGCCATTGGCCAGCTCCTCTTTCACCCAACAATTATCTGGAAACTCGAAGCCCGCTACCGGCTTCACGTATTCTGCTCCGAGTTGCAGCACCACGGGAAGCAGTCCCGCGCACGCGCGACATACGCGAACATTACGGTCGAACTGAGTTCTGCGATTCTTGCGAAAATGATCGAAAGCCCCCAAAAGTCCGTTACATGTAACGCACATCCCAAGTGAGTGCTCTGGACAGGTCAAGCAAGCCTTTGCCCGCTGCTCCACCACCTGCATCAGTTGAGGGCCTGCCTTTCGCGCGGCCTCAGCCGCCTTCACCATTTTCTCTGTGCTGTTCTTCACGTCGGTCCAAGTGGGATTAGAGATCGTCGGCTTACCGGTACAAAATCCTGCCGGCAAACTAGCGCACATATAATCCTGTATCAACAGTTCTACGTTGTCGGGTATATCCAGCCCTGCCTTTTTATACGCCCGCTTGACTCGGATCACGCAGTCGTCAAGTCCGTAAACGCTCTCAATGAACTTGCCATTCGGTACCTGATAGAACCAGCGCCGCCCCGGGGGCACGGAGAATGGGTTTCTGAACTTTTGCAGGTCCATGATTATTTCTTGCCTTTGTTGCTCCCGTGGTTTCCGTTATCGTGCTCGTCCTTGATCTTGCCCTTCACTGCACTTACTACGCCGGTGGCGGTGAGCGCGGGATCGGGGGCGGCGAAGGCCAGGGTGGCGGTCGCCAGCAGGGCGACGGCGAGGATCGGGATCAGTTTCTTCACGGGTTCGTTTCCTTTTCGGGTTTTTCTTGTTCCAAAACGTGCTTCTTGGCCAAACGGCGCCAGTCCGGATCGTATCCGCGCAGCTCGAGGTCCAGGGATTGAAGCTTCAACTGCATGTCGAGGAACTCGAGCGCGTCGTCGGCCGTCTTCTTGTTGCCCTGGCCCGTGCCTGGCTTGCCCTGCCGGGCCTTGGCGATCTTGGCGCGGGCCTGGCCGAGGTCCTTGGCCTCTTCGAGACTTGGGGGCTCTTCGCCGGCGGCGACGTAGATCTCCTCGACCAAGGCGAAGTATTCGTTCTCGAGGACGCGCTGGGCTGTCGGCTTCGCGGACTGGAAGGCCTCTTCCAAAATAATCGAGGACTCCTCCTCCGACGGGAGATCGGACTCCGCAGGCTCCGCGACCCCCGGAACCAACCAGCGCCCGATGCGGACGCCGTCGCCTTCGTCCACGAGCACGACCGAGCCGTCGGAAAACAGCGCCTTGGCCCCCTGGCGGCCCTGCCTCTCGAGGTAGGCCTCGATTCTGGACGCGGAGATGGCCGCAAAACAGGGCGCGGCGAACAAAAAGCACGTGATGAAACACCCGATCTTCATAAGTCTACTCCTATCAGTTAGTCGTCCGCACTCAAAAGGGCCCCCTGGAAAACGCGGTCGGCGTTCGTCACGCTGCCGGATTTCCCGTCCACAACCGTATACACCTGGTAGTAGTCGCCTGTCGCCGCGCGAACGAAGGTCGAAAAGGACAAGACGTCCGCAGTCACGATTTTGTCGCCCTCCCTGTCCATCATGATCATGTCGCCGTTTTTGCAAAGGTAGAGCATGACTCGATGGTCCACCGGGACGGACCCCAACGAGACCCTTATGCGCGCGGTGAGCGCGTACAACCCGGCGACCGGCGGCCTGAACGCCGAGTTCGTGCCGACAAACATTCCGCGCGGGTCGTGGTCGGCGGTGAACACGGCCAGCGTATGGACGTTGGACTCGAACGCGACCGGGGTGATGGAGGAGGCCATGAAATAGTTTGTCCCCACCCCGGGCGCGTCGATCGTCCAGGAGAGGGAGTTCGTGTCGTAGGACGCCCCGAAGATGTTGGTTCCCGGCATGCCCTCCAGGACCCTCCACACCAGCGTCGTCGGATTGTAGACGGCTCCGAGGATGTTCGTGCCGGGCAGCAGCCCCGCCGTTTGCGAATCGACCGTCCACTGGCCGTTGGAAAACGTGGCGCCCACGATGTTGGTGCCCCGCAACAGTCCGTTCGTCCCGACGTACGCGTCGAGCCAGTCGAACGTCGCCTGCGCCGTCTCCGCCGTCGGGGCCAGGAAGACCCAGCCGTCCGACGACACCATGACGGAGTCCCGCATCATGTCGTCGATCGCGTCGAAGACGTGCTGCGCCGTAGCCCAGGTGCGACCCGTTGGGGCGAAGTACTGATTGGCGGTCGACAACTCAATCACGTCGAAGTTAGTGTCAACGACGCTTACTAACGTCGCCGGCACCTTGGCCTGACCAAACGCAGAGACTGCGGCTAAAAGAATACACGCAATACTTACCAAACACTTCTTCATACCACAGTCTCCTGTTGGTTAAACTTTCAACACTTTGGCTGTCAGCGCATCTGCCAGCTCTTTTTTGCTGCCGAAAATAGTCGACGTCCACAAAGACGTGGTTGCCATCCACTTTCCTCCGGCGAGCTCGATGAACCGAATGTCTTCCCCGGTGATCGGGCAAGGTATGCCCGACACCGAGTAACTTGGGGCAGCCTTCTTGGGCGCTTTCTTTTTAGCGGCCTTAGGCATCTTTACCCCCGGGAAGAACGGTCATGCCGGACTGCTCTGTAGCCTGCGCGGCCATCTCCGCCTCCTTCGCCTGAAGCGCGGCCTCGCGGGCTTCCTCCGTAAACATCATCACGCTCTGCGCGACGACCAAGGAGTCCAGCCGGATCTCTTTCAGCGCGCGGGCGATGTGCTGCGCCGAGTCGATCATGTCCGGGTTGAACATCCTCGGGGCAGTCTTCTGGTCCTTCTGCTTTTCACCTTCCGGTGTCAGCAGCATCAGTCCCTTGAACGCGACGTCCACGGCCTCGACAGCCGCCAGCACCGCCGCATGTTTTTCCTGTACTTCAGCAGCTTTCAATGAATTTTCCATCTTCAGGTCTCCTTATTGTTAAACCAAGCAACGTGCCTGGCGCTCCATTTAATATCGCATATTCCTCGTGCGGGGTCAATAGCGTCCGGCAGAATCGAGGCTGTTCATATTGTTGTACTCTTTCGCTAAACCGGCCATCGGATTCGCCTCCTCGTCGTACCACTCGTCTTTTGGCAGACCCGGCCCACTCCAGCTGTTGGTTCCCGGAATGAACCCGAACCTGTGCCGGGCCATGCCGGCTATCATGGCGTCGCAGTCGGCCACGTCGGGAGAGCGGCCGTTCTTGTTGCGCCTCTTAAAAGCCTTTTTGGTTTCGATTATTAGCAGGCCTTTCAGCTTCTTGTCCAACTGGCGCGAACAGAATTCATCCGCCGCGCGAGAAGAGAGGCCCTTAATCTGACCATACTTCCCGTACTCATTTATGAGGTAGTACATCCAGGTCACGGTGTTTCTATACCGCTTGTCGACTGAGTCCTGCGGATTCACCGACATGGGGATTTGTGGCGGCTTAAGCGAATAATTGCAACGATACAACCCCCGAAACCCTATGATCTCCATATAATCGGCTACGGACTGCGTGCCAGAATCGTCGCAGGCGAACTGCGCGGCGGGTACCCCCCACTCTTCCAGTTTCTCTTTCGCGGCCATACCTATCTGTTGCAGGACCGGGACGCCAGAAGTGGCGGAAATAGGTATCACGCAGTAATCCGGATCGAAACAAATAACAGCGCGGCTCGTGTTCCTCTCCCGCCCTATCCAGGCGCGCTGCAGGACGCAGTCGTCACCGTCGGCGGTGAACGCGGGATCGAGCGAGGCGAAGACGTCCGGCGGATACTCCCACTCCACGGGCTTGGTCATGCCCCACGCTGCTACCATGTCGGGGGATATGACGGTTCGCGCGCCTAGGTCAGTCGGCGGGAATGCGCGGACGAAGGCCCAGTAGTCGGGGTGGTCTTCACCCTTCTCCTTCGCGATTTTGTTTATGTACTCCCTAGTGGGTAGGAACGGATACGCCTTCGGATCTTCAACGCCGGGAGAATCCTCAGCGTCGAAACGCTCCACGTGCATGCCGGACTTACTGATCCACGAGTAGGTGTCAAAGTCTATCGACGTCCATCCCTCCAACGGCTCCGCGAGCCGAGAGCCGGGTAGAGACCGGTTCTGCGGGTTGAACAGAAACAAGCACTTGTAATCAGAACAGCCGGCCTGCAAGTTTACCTGGGCAGACATAAAAGCATTAGCTCGCGACTCAGAAAGATTCTCATATTCATCTGCCACAATTCGTATGCGCGGAAGGTGTACGCCGATCACTTTACCCTTGGCTTCTGTCTCGCTTCCTTCCGCAAGGGCCACCCCGTCGATGCGCGCCTTGAAACTTGCAATGTTCTCTTCACCTACGGTCTCCGGCAGGATGGCAAACTTTTGAGATAGGAACTTGAAGGGGACGCCGTACATGCCAGTTCGAAGGTAGCCCAGATATTCCACGCAACTGGCTAACGAGCGCTTAGACAGGGCCTCTTTGTTCGTAGACACGAGCATCCCATACATGCTCCCGGAGATGTCATCGGCGGCGGCGCCAAATGAAGCGATATAATCCAGCAATACGAATAGGCCGGCCATGTGCGACTTGCCGCTCGACCCGGCGCCGAGCCAAATCTGATAACCCTGATTATTTGTATAAGCTCGCCCCATGCGCTCGGCCCATCTATGAAGAGCTAGCTGACGACGAGAAAAAAGGGTGCGACAGGCAGAAAAGAGCAGCTCGGCGGGATCGTTGTTCGGAATTTTAGCATTGCAGTACGGGAACTCTCTAAACCGTTGCCAGCATATTAAATCCGAAAAGACGTCTGTCATGTCCTTGCTCCACAATAGCCCGTGTCGCGTCCTAAATGAAGAAATATGGGGTGCTTTATTCATTTATCGTAGGGACCCCTCTCTCTCTAGGCGTTCGCGTTCTCTTCGCGCTTTCTGCGCCACCCTCTGTTTCTCGCGCACCTCTGGACGCTGCTGTGCCGCGGACATTCGGGCTCTCGCCTCCTCGGAGCGTTTCTTCCCCCGATGCGCGTCGCCTATTTTTTCCGCGTGCTCCCTAGTTAATGGTTTTCCTAGATGTGATAATCGCAGCTTCTCTATGGTTTCTTTGGTCGCTTTTCGTCCGCGGCGCTTAGCAGCCCCGCGCGCGATACTCTCCTTAGAATACTCTCTCGTACGATTCGCGGCAATTAGTTTGGCGAGGTGCTCCGGGGAGGGCTTCCAATAAGCTCTTGAGGTTGTCCGCTTTGCTATGGTTTCCGGAGACAGTTTAGAACCAACTCTCGCCTTAGAAATTTTTTCTCGCGTTTCATCAGATAATCGCTTTCCGGAGTGCCCGCCGGTCTCCAAATTATATCCGTTAGCGGCGTCAAAACTCTTGTAGTGGTCTATCCAAGCAATTTCTCTTCGATCTAATACCTCTTCCGAGCACTCTTCGATCACGCGAAACTCAAAAAAGGGCTCGCCATACTTTTCAAAGGCACGCTGTAAATGCGGATTATAATGCCCTCCAGACCGAAGGCCGCGAAAATGATCGCCCCTGCGGCGGTATACGTCCACGCTTTGGCCAACATACACCTTCCTATTCGCGGTATTAAATATCCCGTATATGCCGCAAACTTTGTCGTCAGCTCCTGCTAGTGCTGGGTCCACCATAAGGTCAAGCCTCCGGAGGTGCCTGACCCTCCTGTTGCTCCTGCATCGCCTGCAGTTGAGCCATCACTTCGCCTGTCAGGTCTTCAGGCGTTGGAACAATTCCACTGGCGGCGCTTGCGCCGCGCGCGATGCGCTCGAGTTCTTCGGCGTACTCGCCCTCAAATTTATACGCGGCCGGGATCAAGACAGGTTGCCCGGACACCGGGTCCGGGATCAACTCTGGCGGCTGTATGTTGGAGCCTATGAACTCCTGCACCTTAGCCGCGACTGTCTTTTTTTCAGTCGGCATCAGGTCTCCAGTTAAGCGTTAGGGCTGGTGCTGATCAACAACAATCCAGCTAGCCGCGGTATTGCCCATGATCGTGACGCTCTCGTAAGCCGCGTCAAGCGTTACGTCGCCGCCGGCGGACTCGAGAACTGCGTCGTCAATGAACGTGATCGGATTAGTCGCGGCAGTGTACAGGGACACCCGCTTGCCCACGTTCGCGGCGCCGGGAGCTGCGAATGTCACGTTAGTCCAGCTTCCGGCCGCGTCGTTAGTAATCGCCAGTTCGACGAGACTGTACAGGCTAAGCGCAGACGCCGGTATTTCATAGCCGACGATCTCTTCGTCGGCCATCGTCAGGAGACCGGATCCACCGGAGATGACGGCCCCGCCGTTCGCCGTCACGACGCCGCTCACATCGAGGGTCGTGAACGCGCCGGCGGCCGGGGTCGTCGCGCCGATGGCTCCGGGAGACGACAGGTCGAGCTTGGAGCCGGCGATCGCGGCGTTGGTCGCAATGTCAGCATTAACAATAGTGCCATCCACTATGTCCGCGCTCACGATGTCGTTTGCGAGGTCGAGCTTCGACCCAACGATCGCGGCGTTGGTCGCCACGTCGGCATTCACGATCACTCCGGCAGAAATCGCGACGGTACCGTTCGGTCCGATTGTCGCGTCGCCGTTCATTGTCTGCGCGGCGGCGAGACCGGCGTTGTCACCGATGAAGATTTTACCGACTGCGAGAGTCACGTTGGTGCCCGCCTCCAGAGAATCAATATCCCGCTCTGCGCGGCCCATCCGCGTAAGCAGCCAGCGAACGCTCGGGAAAACAGAATAATCGGTCTCGGCAACGGCCGAGCCTGCGATCAAAGCGGCGAGAGCGAACAAAACAAACTTCTTCATAACAACTCCTAATGGTTACACAAAACCTATCAACCAACAAATCAAATCTTAGCAGCTTTCCCGGGCTTGGTCAAGTCCAGCTTCCTATGTCTTTTCCACGGCACCCACGAACCCAGGCGAACCGCCCGGGCTACAGCCTGCAGCGTGGCGTTGTTCGCGTCCTCGGCACCAAGCCCCCAGTACAACAGCAGGTCCCCCATTGCCCGCTCAAGAAGCACGAACACCCAGTCCATATCTTTCTCCGGATCCCGCACGTATATGCCGCCCGTTCTATAAACGTCGTCGTGCATACTATACGACTTCCAATAGTCAAGCGGGTGGAGGTGGAGGATGCCGCCTATCGAGACCGNNCGGTACTCGTGGCCGGTCTCGTAGCTGAAAAATCTAAGGGGATCCTCCGGATCCAAAACAACACGGTATACCTCTTTAACGCCGAGGGGGAACCCGAGGTCGCGAGCTGCGCGCTCTCCCACTTTTTTGAAGGTCGCTTTCCCGCGCCATTCGCCGCGGTCTCTTGCGTCGGCTTCCGCCCACTTCCGAACCTTTCTCTTTACCAGGTCCTTCAGCTTGTCTGCGAGCAGAGCCAGGATTGCCGCAGTTTCTGTCATCTGGTGTTCTCCACTATGTTAGTCGCGACCGGCTTATCCTTCCGCCAGGCGCTTATTATGTCCGGAATATACGGGCCGAGGACTGCAATCAGAACTATCAGCGCGATGACCGCCCAAATCGCGGCCTTCCCCGTTGCCTGCAGCCCCGCCCGGCCGAGCAAAAGCCCCGAAGTCTCCTCGGTCTCCTTTCGCGCTAAAGCACATTGCGTGGCGTGCGTCGTAATCATCTCGCGCACTTCGGTTCTTTTCGGGAGTTCAGACAGCAGGTCCTGCTGAAGTTTCTGAGACTCCAGCATGACAGCAAAGCTGCGAATAAAAAGTTCGTGGTCGTTCTTGCCGCCATTTCGGAGGTGGTCGGCGCTCTCAAGAAGCGCCGCCCCCACTCGTGAGTGGTCCGCAGCTTGTCGCCGCTCGGCGGCCGTCTCTCTCTGTTCCGGTACGTTCGGCACGGTCGTCTCCAATTATTTTACGGCCTCTCCCATAGCACGTATCGTGGATTCATCGTGACTTGGGTACTTAAAGTGGTAGAAAACGACCGCGGGCACGCCCTTGTTCTTCAGGTCTTTAGCCCAGGCTTTCGCAGTGTCGGGCTTTCCTTTTCCCTCAAGACCATAGCACAGCTGCTGAATAATCGTGCTGGTGTCGCTTACGATGATCTGGTCGCCGGGAACCTTATCGGAGACCTTCCACGGGTGCCACGCGTTCCACTTCGCCCACCCCGGCTTGTGGTTTGGGCGGCTGCCGTGGCTGTTTACGAGCTTGAAACCGCGGGGGCCGAACTCGTTGACGAGGCGGGCTTCGAGACTTGAGTTGAAGCTGCCGCCGGTCTCGCCCACAGGCTGAAATAGAACATTGTCTGGCCCCTCCTTCTTGACGACATCAATGCCCCAGTTAATGAGGTCGCCCATCTTCGAGAGGGGTATTTTCTTGTCTCCATACTTTCCGCTCCCCGTGTTGGAATTCGCGAAGCTTACAAACAGCCACATCCCTCTGGCGCGACACTCTTTAATAGCCGCCTTGTAGCACTCCTCAGTCTTTTTCATGGCGGCCTGATTTCCGTAAGGCGAATACCCGGCCCCGCTCAAAAACTCTATGTGGTAGATATCGACTCCGCACCTGTCGCAGGCCCGTATGTCCTTAATCAAGGTGCCCTTGTCAATCGCCCAGGCGTTGACCCGCCCGTAGCCCGCCAGGGTCCGACCCAGCTCTAACTCCGGAGGATCCTGGGTATAACCCGGAACGTAAGGCATAATAGTGGAGCAGCCGCACACACATAAAAGCATCCCTGCGAAAATCAAGCCGCGTAATCTCATTGTGCAATCTCTTCTGTGTTGTTCGTTGCCGCTTCAAAGGCGTCCTGCGTCCGCTCCTGCAGTTCAAGTAGCGTCTTGTTGTAAGACAGACACCCGTAACCGCTTAGCGTCGTCGTAAGAACCAGAATGTATAAAATTCTCAATCGCATAAGTCCTCAAATTATTTATACCACGTTCTGACCTCGAACGCAACCCGTCATCCTCTCTCGGCGTCTTCGGCGCACCGGGCGCACCGCGGAAAGTGGTCGCTTGCAATCTCAGCTTCAGTGAGCGGTTCGCCGCATCTCTCGCAATACTTTGCCGGCCCATCTCCCATAGCCATCCCTCCAGGTCAACAGAGCGGGAATCCGTGCGCCCTCATTATGGCGTGCTGCTCGCTCATTGGTAGAGTACGGTATTTCGAGCTCATGTTCAAGTGCGCGTGCCCGTGTTCGTGCTGAAGCTCGTCGTTTTGCTCCCAGCCCGCCGGGTCGGTATATAGCCTGACTAGCTGGCTGGAGGTCGAGGCGGACTCTGTGCGGGCGCCTACCAGGCCCCCTCCCGGTTTCTTTATCCCCCACCGGTCTCCCATGTGATGGGTGCCCACCTGAAAGACGTGCCTTACCTTGCCCTTCGGTTTGATACCGAGGTCCTTGAGCCGATCCACTGCGAGACTCCAGGAACTGCGTACCTCGGATTCATGGGCGCTTGGGTACAGGAGCTCGAAGCGGTCCTTGTCGCTGTCCCGCTTGTGGACGAAGTACGCGCCACCGGCCGCCGCCAGAACTCCGAGGAGCCAGATCATTTTTCCACCTCCACGGATTCAGCGGCGACCAGCCAGCCCGGTTTCGGGCGCGGTTTATAGGTCGGCGGAAGCGGTCCGGGGT